ATGGCATCCATCCGCACACGCACCGACAGCGGCGGCAACACCACATATCAGCTGCAGTACAGGCACAACGGTAAGCAGCCGTCGATCGAGTTCGTCGACTACGCCGACGCAGTGAAGTGGCGAAATATCTTCAATGACCGCGGCTCTGCGATGGCATTGGAAATGCTGCGCATCGAAGACAGTGACAGCCCATGCCCGCGACTGCACCAGGCCGGCATCGACTACATCGACAGCCTCACGCGAGCCAATGAAGGCACACGCAAACGCTATTCGCGATATATGGCCAACGACATCGAGCCGTTCTTCCACGCGAACTTACCTGTGGATGCGGTCACATCGGCCGCGGTGTCCCGCTGGATTAATCACATGGTCCGCGACCAACACGCGTCACCGAAAACCGTTGCCAACAAACACGGGTTTCTCTATGGCCTGATGCAGTGGCTGCACCAATCAGAGGCCATCACCAAGAACCCGTGCAAGGGAACGAAACTGCCGGTGGTCAATCAGGCAGAGATGTGTTTCTTGGAGCCGGACGAATTCGCCGCGCTGCACCAGGCGCTGCCCGAGGAATGGCGTTTTCTGGTGCTGTTCCTTGTCAGCTCCGGTGTGCGGTGGGGTGAGGCGACGGCGCTGCAGGTCGGGCACATCGACCGCAAGCGGTGCACGGCGCGGATCCGGCAGGCGTGGACGTACACCGGTGGTGCGCGCGTTCTCGGCCCGACGAAAACTAAGAAGTCCAAACGGACTATCAACCTCGATGCCGATCTGGTGGCGAGTCTTCCGCTGTCCGGCCGGCCTTACAAGTCGTGGCTGTTCACGAACAGCAACGGTGACCCGGTGCAGATCAGCACGTTCTATAAGCAGGTGTGGGTGCCGACGGTGCGGCGGATGCAGCTCGACCCGGCGGATCCGCTGAACGGGAAGGCGCCGCGGATCCATGATCTGCGCCATACGTGCGCGTCGTGGATGCTCGACGACGGGGTGCCGATCGGTGATGTCCAGGAACACATGGGACACGAGAGCATCCAGACCACGAAGGATCGATACGGGCATGTTTCGCGTGATGCCGGGAAGCGGGCGGCGGCGGCGATCAGCAAGCGGCTGCCGAAGGCGGGCCCGCGCAAGCTGACGGCCGTACGGAACGGGGCGGCGGCATGATCGGCATCGAACAGGTTCTCGACACCGCGGACTATCGCACCATCGCGGAACAGATCCCGGACCAGTGGCGCCCGCTGTCGGGGTTCCTCGCGGTGACGGGTATGCGATTGGGTGAGGCAGCCGCGCTCAGAGTGGACGATATCGACGCCGGTGCCGGACTGTGCCAGGTCTCCCGTACCTGGGTGCCTGGTGTGCGGTGCTGGTATCTGCAGTCCGCCAGGGTGGTTCGCTGCGTGCAGATGCCCGAGGTGATCGTCGAAGCGCTCGACCTCGACCGCACCGATGAGGAACTGTTCCGTGTCGACCGGGCTGCGGGGCCTGGCCTGATCCATCGGTACCGGAAGGTGTGGGCGCACGCGGTGAATGTGGTTGCCGCAGATTTGGACCGCCGGCCCCGCGTGAACGCGTTGCGGCAGATGTGCGGTGCGCAGCTGCTGAATGCTGGTGTGCCGGTGGAGGAAGTGGCGGCGCAGCTCGGCAGTAGCACGCTCGCCGTGTTGCGTTTGCCGACTGCCTGATTCGAACCCAGGTGCCGCCGCGCTGGTGTTAGCGTGGCGGCGCCTGACTTCGCCAGTCCTCCAGGGGGATTCACTTGCATAGTCGTGTCCACTCCACTGCCGCTGTCCTGTGCGCCACTGCCGCGCTCACAGCCTGCTCGGCTACCCACGACAGCGGCAGCGCGCCCACTCCCGCAGCGGCGAGCACAGCCGCCAGTGCGGGGGCGCCGGATGCGCTCGCGCTCGGGCAGTCTCAGGTGATCACGCGCACCGACACCGGCGGAAGGATCGGCGAGATCCGGTTTACCGCGATCAAGGCTTTGCCGACCGACTGCATCGCGGGCATCCGTACCGGCATCACGCTCGCGGTACAGGTCGAGATCGTCAACGGGTCCGGCGAGCAGCTGCCTGTGCCCGATGTCTACCAGCTCAAATATGTGGACTCGACCGGCGCGACCCGTGGTGTCGAGACCGCGAGCGTCTACGGATGCGATGCGGACTATCCGCAGGCGGTGACCGCAGCGCCGGGCGGGGCTACGCAGGGATGGCTCGAGGTGCGCTTGGCGTCGGCGCCGACCACCTTGGTCTACTCGCCGATGGTCGGGGACCAGAGTTCGACCGCGGGCAATATCAAGATGCTGACCCCGGCGCCGGCCACGATCCGTGTCGGTGTGCCCGCTGCCGTGTCCGCTGGCGCGGACGCTAGCGGCGATCCGGTGCCGACCAGCGAAACAGTCAGTGCCCCAACGGTTCCGATGACAACCGCTCGCGCGTCGGTGCCTGCGCCTGCCCCGGTCGCACCGCCGACCGGGCTGGACTCGCAGGGCCGGCCGACGGGAACGGGCGGCGCGCTGGTCGGGTGCGCGGACGAGAACTACCAGCCGGGTACCGGGATTTTCGAGGACGGCAGCAAGGGGTTCGCCGCCGAGTGCTTGCCCGGCGGATCGATGCGGTAGCCACTATTTGAATGTGCGCCAGTGCGGATCGACGCGATCCGCGCCGCGTATCTGCCGCCCCTGCGAGGAACGCACGACCACGTGGTCGAGCAGGTATGCGACGATCTCATGACGGCGCACCGGCAGGGCTTCCTCCCACCATGCCAGCACATCATCGACGGTCGGGGCGAGTACATCGCCCACGGTGGTCATCGACTGTATGAGGCGCTCGGCCGCGGCGATGTTGCGGCGGGCCCGGTCGGTTCCTTCGAGCATGGTTTCGCGCTCGATCAGCCGGTCGGCGAAGTCGCGGCCGAGCACGGCCAGGCGCTCGCGCAGATCCTCGATGGTCTGCTGCTGCTGTTCGATGGTGCCCGCTGCGAGCAGGGCACGGCTGAGCTGTCGCCGGTACTTGGCATCGGTGAGGCGCGCTAGTACGCGCTCGGTGATGTCGTCTTCCAGCAGCGCCGCGGTGATGCTGACTTTTCCGCAGCCGCCGCCGGTGACGCTGCATTCATAGACAGCGGCCCGGTCGCCGCTGGTGTTGTAGGTCAGGTGATGCCCGCATTCGTCGCAGCGCGCGAGCTTTTCCGACAGCAGGTAGATCGCGTCCCTGCTCGGGGTGAACTTCTGCAGGTCGGGGTCGAGTAGTTTTTCGCGCAGCTGCTGCCAGGTATCGCGGTCGAGGATCGGTTCGATGCCGGCGTCGACCAGCTGCCCGTCAGCATCGAATCGGTGCCCGATCATGCGAGGTGCTACCAGCGCGCGGCGCAGTACCGTCGGAGACCACGGCGCACCGGAGACTGTGGCGACGCCACGGGCGGCGAGGTCCGCTGCCAGCCCTCGGCGGGAAGGCCGGGGGTCAGCGTCGCTGTCGAGTAGGTAGTCCGCCCATCGGTGAATCTCGCTGGCCTCACCAGGATCGACGGTCTTGCCATCAGGCAGCCACCCATACGCACGCGACACTGTCACCCCTTCCGATCGTGCACTGTTACCTACGATCGGGGACTGTACCCGCCCCGTCCGGTGAGCCTTCTCCGATACGCGTACGGCCACCCTGGGATCCAGGGTGGCCGTAGTCGGTGGGCGGGTTCCTCAGAGCTGCGCCACTGCCGTCAGATCGGCCCGCAGCTGCACGATATTGAGCCCTTCCGGGGTGAGCCCGTTGCCGGTCAGATATTCGGGTGACAGATAGACGACCGCCTCATCGGCGTACTTGCGGTAAAACGATTCGGACATCGATTGCACACGCCCCCAGGTGATCACGTCGATGGCGCCGTTACGGCGGCCGACCACGGGCACATAGTGCCCACCTTCGATCTTCGCGCCGCGCCGCACAGTCCACGGTTCCTGATTGTCGAACTGCGCCATGGCGGTGTCCGGGAACTGGAGTCCCACACCGACAGCACCGAAAAGGTATGTGGCAGCGCACAATTCCTCGACGTTGCCCGGCTCCAACGCCAGGTATGCGGCGACCTTGTGCCGGTTGCCTGCGGCATCGAGCACGCCGACCCGGCGACGATAGGACGCGGCGGCCTGCACGTCGGTGCCCTGGTCGCTGTCGGGGTTGTCCGCGTTGTAGCCGGTGACCGCGCTGTAGTCCGACAGCACTGAGATATCGGTGAAGCTCGCCGGGTGGCCGGCGGTGGTGGTCCACAGCAGTGTTTCGTGTGCGGCACCGGCGAAAACACAGTCGCCGACGCTATCGTTTCCGAGCATCCCCCACGTCGTGACGCTGTGCTCGTGGCCGAATTCGGCCGGGATCGGTGGCAGCGCAGTGGTATTGAGGTATGTCGAGAACTTCAACGTGACCGCGTTCGGGCGGGCGGCGAGCTTGCCGAGCTTCATCAGATCTCTTTCGCGAGCAGGGCGGGAATCTCCGGGATGAGCGGCGGTGGGACGCCGAGCCGCCATGCCATCTCGACTTCGTCGTGGTGCTTCAATAGCTTCCGGATGTAGCGGATCGCTTCTCGCACAAGCTCATTGGAGTCCTCCAGTTGTGTTTCGACCTTGTCGAGGCGGGACTGGAGCTCGGCGATCCGGCGGCCCTGCCACGCGGTGGCGGTGCCCAGCAGTGCGGCGACGATGCCACCGATCGCGGTGATCTGTTCCGGGCTCATGGGGCGCTGGCCTGATCTTTCGGGCTGACCGCACGGCGGATCAGCACACCGGCGATCAGCGGGGCGATCAACCCGTACACCGTGGTCGCCGAATCGACCCATGCGGTGTCCACGTTGTGGCCGACCGCGAACGCGATGATGCCGGTGACGGTGATCAGGAACGAGCGAACGAGCGCGGGTTCGGGGATGCGTGCAGCGCCCGGCTGCGGGGTTGAGTTGCTCACTGCGGCAGTCCCTTTCGCAGTTCGGCGACGGCATCGATGAGGGTGAGCGGTGCGCCCTGCGCGTTGTGACCGAGCTGCGGCCACGGGCTGAGCTGCTGACGGATGTAGCGGATGCCGTCGAGCAGTTCACGCTGCTCATTGGGATCGAGTGCCGCCATCGGGTTTCCTTCCGATCGGTCGCCGAAGAGTTCGGCGAGTTTCGTTGCACCACGGACGGCGTTCACATCCAGGCGTTGCCCAGCCACCAGGGCTTTGTCGGAGAATTGGAGAATGTCGACGGCCTTGCCGCCCATGGGGGCCCAGCCGGGGGCGTCATCGCCGGGGTACAGGTTGGAGGCGTAGTCCACGCCGTTCACGTAGGCGCTGTTCCACAACCCGACGGGCAGCCCGGACAGGTCAGGGGATCCCATATGCCCGGACCAGTACCAGCGCGGCAGGTAGATCGGCAGCAGCCGAAACCCTCTGTCCTGCAACGCGGTCACCCGCGCGAGTAGGTCGCCGATGCTGCCGTCGGTATCGGGATCCTCGTAGTCGATCTGGATCGGCACGTCGGTGCCGCCCGAATGGGCGAGCGCGAGATCGGCTTCCGCTTCCGGGTGGCTGTCGACGCGGCAGAAAACATACCCACCCCAGCGGCGCGGGAAATGTTCCGCCATCTGGTCGCGGGCGCGCGGCCAGTACGGATCGCGGAACCCGTCGCCCTCGGTGATCTTGTGGGTCGCGAAGGTGAATCCCTCGGCCGCGGCGGCGGCGAAGTCGACGGCACCATTGTTGTTCGACACATCGATGCCGAACATGGTCGCGGTATCGGCGTCCGGTCCGGGCGGCGGGTAGCACTGCGCCATGGCGGGGCTCCTCGGGTGAGCGAGTAATGCCCGGCCCGCAGCCAGCAGCGTTCTCTCGGAGAATAGCGGGAGGCTAGGTCAGCCGTTGAGTAGCGCGCCCTCGAAGTAGGTCTTGTAACCGACACCGCCAGCCCCCGTGCCGGTCAATGTGCCGCTGCCGGTGCCGGTATACATCGCGGGCATCACCTTGTCCCCCGCACTGAGGTACAACACGTTCGATGTCGCGACGGTGTAGGTCGCGGTGTTATCGCCGCCACCGCCGCCGTCGACTCGCACGCCTTGGCGCACGAGGCTCGATGTCGAGCTGCCCGAGGGCCGGTAATAGAACCCTGCGGCGGCCGTGATTTGGTAGATGTTGAGCGTTGCGGCGAATGCCACCATGTACCAACCAGTTTTGGTGATGGTGATGGTGCCGTTCGGCAGATCGACGGTGACGCCGGCGGATTGACGCAGGGTGTCGAAGGTGTTGGCGCCTACCGTGGTCCAGCCGCTACCGGGTAGCGCGACACTGGATGTCGACTGGTAGATCGACCATCCGGTACCGATAACCGGCGGGCTGGAAACGTCGGCGGCACTGAATGATTTGACGTTCCAGCCGGTCCACGCGGACCCGAAGAAATCGACCTGCTGCTGCGAGAGCATGCCGACACTGCGGTAACTCACGCCACTGGCGGCCTGTCCGGCGGTATCGGTGTGCGCCAGAATGCCGATGCCGTTAATGGTCGCGACGTAGGTGTTTCCCTGCACGGTCAGGGCAAGAGTGTTGCCGGTGGACAGGTTGATTGCCACGTCCGCCCAGTCGTGGAACGTGTAGCTGCTGCCGTTCCATGCCCCGTACCCCAGATAGGCGTGGTCCTGGAATACGTTGAGGTACACGAAATTCGACAATGTCGTGGACGCGCGCACAAGCAGCGAAGTCATCGCCTGCTGGTATCCGGCAGTGCTGGCGACCATCACCACCTCGTGGTCATCGGTCTGCATGATCGTGGTGTTCAGCGCCCACCGGACGCCCGACCCGTGTGCGTTGTCCGGCTGCAGTCCGGCCGCGCCAGCGGTAGCCCAGAGCGCGGTGGATTGCCCGCCCAAAGTCCAACCGGGTCCGAGGTTCCCGAGAATCGTGTTGGGGAAAGTGACCGTGTAGCTCGTACCGCCCACCCCGCCGCCGGTCTGCTGGTTTTGCAGTGCCGCGATCGCCGCACTGTTCGCGGCCAGGTTGTCCTGGATCCCGCCGACGGTGGTGGCGACTTTGGTGGCGTCGGTGCCGCCGGTGATGCCGTGCACGGTGGCGGTGGCGGTGGCGTGGGTTCGGTTCATGCCGTCGGCGATGCCGTCGATGATCGAGGCCATGTCATCGCCGACCAGGGGGATCCATTCCAGCAGGTCAGCGAGGGCGTGCAGGGCACCGGCGATGAACGAATTGATCAGGTTGCCCAGGTTGTTGACCCAGGTACCCAGGTCGCCGAGGTCGCCATCCTCGACGCCGGTGATGATCTCGATAATGTCGCCGATCAGGCCACCGATGATCGGGATCTGCTGCACCTGCTGATAGATCACCGAAAAGAACTGCGCCCGCACATCTTCGGCCTGGTCATAGGTGCCCTGGTTGTCGGCGATCGCCAGATTTTCGGCGGTGACATCCTGCAGCTGCGACACCGTAGAGGGCAGGTACGCCTTATCCGGTAGCGCGGGGTCCGCGGGGAAATTCGGGGAGGTCACGGCGCGCCGCCGGTGTCGGACTGGGCGAGCATCTTCTGCCGGATTTCTTCCTGCCTGATCTGCGCTTTCATCGCAGCGATCTGGGCGGGGGTGTATCCGGTGATATCGGCGACCAGCACCGGGGCTTCGGTGATGTCCTCGCCCTGGCCCTCATCGGGTGCGCCGATCGGCACCCAGGTCACGGCGTCGTGCCCGGTAGCGGCGGTGGCGTTCTTGTCGCGGCGCGGCTTGTACAGCGCATCCGTCGGCGCTGGCAGGCGCAGATTGTCGAACACGTGGATGGCGAGCAGGTGCTGAATTTCCGGCGGCATCTGCATGCCGGGCAGCCCTTGCCCCATCGGCACCGACCGGAACCAGTCCGCGAGCGGGTGGCGTGATTCGCGGGCGTACACGATCCCGGTCTCGGGATCGCGGCGGATCCCGTCGAGGCGGTCCGCGCGCTGCGACCACGTCATCCCCGGTGCTCCCGGTCGGCGCGGTTTGCTCTGCTTGACCACAACCCAACCTCTCTACACGTGGTGACAGTGTGACTGTATCCAGTATTTCTGGGTCAGCTCGATACGCCGATCATCTGCACGAGGGACTTGATCTGTGCGACGTGCCGGGCCAGCATCGCCGCCGCATCATCCTCGGCTTTGTCATCGCCGATGCTGATTTCCCAGTGCGCGACATCGTTGCGGTTGATCACGTACTTCAGGGCGTAGACATGGTCGATGTACCAGCGCCCATCGCGTCCGACCTCGGCCGCGACCCGGTCGCCGATATCGAAGTGCCGGCCAACCCAGTAGGGCATGCCGTTCTGCACGGACACCTTGTATGACCGGTATGCCTTGGTGCGGTCGAACCCGGTCCGGATCGCCTGCAACGCCGACAGCGAGAATCCGGTTCCGCCGGTGCTTTCCCAGTACTCGCCGTACGCGGGCCCGCGGATCCCCATATCCGCGATGCGTATCGGGTTGCCGACCCGGTGGAAAGCCAGCACGACATCCTCGATCTGGCTGTCGAAGATTCCGAGCGTCAATCCGGGATTGCCGAAGATCGCGCCGATGTACCCCAAAAGTCCGTTGGCCAGCAGCTTCAGCCCAGTATTGACCCAGTCAGGGCTATGACCGCCGGTCACGATCGCACCGGCCAGGGCTTTGTGCACGGTGGCCTGCCATTCACCGATCCCGCTGATGCCGGTGCGGGTGGCGTTGCGCCAGGCCACCCACGGCCGTTGCGGTGCGGTCCCCAGGAATCCGGACACTGCGTACTGCGGGGCGTCCGGGATCCCGACCGCGGTCGCGACTTCGTTGATCAGATCATCAGCGACGGCGGTCACGTAGTGGATCAGTCCGTCGATCGCGGTGCCGGTCAGACCCCGATACCCGGACTTGTCGACCACATCGAGCAGCAGCGTCGGCTTGGTCAGGGTCATGTGATCGGGTGCCGGCTGCGGATCGCCCGGCAACCAGCGCCGCACCAGCAGCTGCAGCCCCGCATCCGACAGCGTCGGGGCCAGCACGTCGTGCGCGTTGCCGAACCTGGTCGAGATCACCGACCACATCGAGGTATCGAACAGCAGCCCGGCATCGGGCATGACCACGATCGGCCAGTTGTTCGGGTCGAGATTCGCCAGCCAATTTTCCGGGTTGAATATGTCCTCCGGCAATGCCCACAATGGCGCGAACCGTCGAAGTAGATTCAGGAATAGTAAAGTCTTCGCACCGAAAACGGAGGGCCCCACGAATGCGAACATTTTCGGCGCCTGTAGTTCCGGCGGCAACAGAGGATTTGCAAAGCACACGATCTTTTTGACGTGCTCGTACTCGTGCAAAAATTTGAGTTCGATATGTGCGACCTCGCCGGACTTCTGCCCCTCGGTGATCGTCGCACACTTGCCTGACCAGCGCTTACCGGACATGTCAGCGGAGATATGGAGGTCTTCGTAATCGCCGAGATCTTCGATCAGCAGCCGATACAATTTGCTCGACGCCTGAATAACCAGCGCGCCCTCGCCAGTCTCGTTCAGTCGCTCCTCGAAACTCGCGGACACGACACCGAATAGGCGGACCGGGTTCTCCCAGTTCTTATCCCACAGGGTGATGCGGGCGGGCCTGCGCATTTCTTCGAGGCGTGCGATCGAGTTCTGCAGGATCGAGGAACGCACCTCATCGCAGGACATGAGCGGAGGCATCAGGCCTCACCACCCATGAAACGGGTGTACCGCTGCGAGTAATAGGCGGTGATCGTGGTGTTCGCGGTGCCGCCTTGAATACGGATCGGCACCTGCACCGGCGACCCGGTACCGGCCGGGATCGCGGACTCGAACGCAACCCCGTTCATGTTCGCCCACTCCTGCGAATCGTCGCGGACCAGCAGCGTTTCATCGAGGGGGTACGTGCGGATCAGGAACTCTTTGCCCGGCCCGAGCGCACCGATCGCGGGCACGGCCACCGTGTTGCCCGAGAGCCCGTCGGGCAGCCAGACCACGGTGTCGGCTTCCAGGCCGTTGCTGGCGTACTGCGGCCAGCACTCCACATCGGCGCGGTTGAGCATCGGGATCGTGCCCTGCCATACCCCGGTGCCCGATTGCGGTGCGCCGGTGGTGGGGTTGATCTCGACCATCTGGCTGCGCTTGATCGCGAAGCTCAGCTCGGGGGCGTACCAGTACGGATCCACGCTCAGCGTGGGCACTTCCCACGCGAGGGCTTTGGTGCGGCCGGGGTCGCGCTGGGTCAGGGGTTTGGGTGCCTTCTCCCACCGCATGCGCAGCTCGCGCGGTTCGCTGATTTCGGAGAACGCGCGCAGGTAGCAATCCCACCCCGGACCCAGTACCCGCCACAGCAGATCGTCGATCTCTTCCCATGCGCGGGTTGTGCGCCCGATCGTGCCGAGCTTCAGCGTGCACAGGCGCTCGTTCACGCGCGGGATGTCGTCGAGGGTGCTGCCTTCCTGGTACGCCCAGGACTCGCGGACCTGCGTGATCGGGGCGTGCCACAGGTCATCCCACGATCCTTCGAGCAGGTGGATACCTTGCTCGCCTCCGCGCGGGCCCAGCAGATCCAACACGATCAGGTCGTGCCCGAACGTCGGACTGCCGGCCGTGTTGTCGCGCAGGATCAGCTGCATGATCCGGCCCGGATTGGTCAGACAGATAGCCACCGGCTCACCCCGCCCTGTAGGTCTCGGATATGGGGCTCAGCCGGTTGAGCATCTTGCTGGTCTCATCGGCGACCTTCTGCGGATCCATCCCGTAGAAGTTCATGGTGTCGGCCAACTTCAGGTTCTTGATCGCCTCGACGCCGTTGTCGATTCCCTTGTCGGTCAACGACTTCAGCCCGAACATGTCCGAGAATTCGCCTACTACCGACTTCAGTGCGTCCACGCCCCAGGTTTGGAATTTGCCGGGGAAGTCCTGCCCGGCCGCCCACGTATTGGCCGCATCGATGCCGGTGCCCGGTGTGCTCTGAATGTTGAGATCGGGGATCGCGGGTTCGCCGGTAGCGCCGATCACCGGCGCCCCGGTGCCGCCGGTCGTGGCGCTCTGGGTGGCCGAGCTGGTGCCCGCGGTCCACGAACCACCGCCGGTGGTCGTGCTCGCGCCACCGCCTCCGACGCTCTTGGGGTCACCGCCCAGGAAGAACTCCGGCGGGAAATGCATGTGATCGCTGAACTCCGGGTCATTGGCGCCGGCGGCCTGGCCCCCGTACTGACCGTCCCCGCGCTTGCCGCCCATCTCGAACTTGGTGCCGTTGGGCAGCGTCGCCGCGGTGTGCCCGCCGTAGGGTCCGTCGTTGAACCAGCCGAACGAGAGGCTGCCGCTCGGGCCGAGCCCCGGCTGTGCGCCCATCGCGGTCAGCGCTTGGCTCATGGTCCCGGTCGAGAACCGGCTGCCGAAGGGTTCTTTGCCGGTGGCGTAGTTCGCGAGCGCGCTCACCGCGGCCGAGCAGTCGCCCCAATGGATCCCGCCCCAGTTGTAGGGCGCGCCCTCGACACCCTTGGCGAAACCTTCGAGCTGCTCGGGGGTGACCAGACCGCCGCCGGAGAACCCCGGTGCGGTACCGGTGAGCATGTGCAGGAACTCCGGCGACGGAATCCACCCGGCATTGAGTGCCTGCAGCAGCGGCCCGCCGTTCGCGTATGCCTGTGCGGTGCTGATGAATTCGCCGTTGGCCACGCGCAGCGGTTTGATCCCGTCCATCAGTGCGGGGATCGAATCGGACGTGCCGGTGCCAGGTCCACGGATCAGCCGGCCGCCGGTGGCTTTGCCTTCGGCGCCGGCCCAGTTGACCATCGCCCGGCCGATACCGGCGAACCCGACGGTGGTGCCGCGACCGGGAATGCCTGGCAGGTCAGGGATTTTGATCTCCGGCAGCCCGATCAGGAAATTGCCGATCTCGCGGGCCGCGGCCTTGATCGCCCCTCTGATCGTCGAGAACACGTCGCTGACCGTGGATCCGAGGCCGGTGAAGAACTCGCCGATCTTGCCGAGGGCGCCCCAGAAGACATCGCGCACGGTGGTGATGATCGCGGCGGCGTTGTCCATCTGATCGCCGAGCGTTTTGGTCAGCCTCTCGATCTGCGGAATCACCAGTGGCACAATCACATTCGTCACAAGCCAGGTGAAAACGTCGATCATCTTCTCGATCTGCGGCAGGATCGCGATCACGATGTCGAGGAACGGGGGCAGCAGCTGCAGCGCCATCTGCAGCAGCTGCGGCAGCAGCGGGGCGATCGCGGCGATCAGCCCACCGAAGGACGCAGCGAGCCCCGGCAGCATGGGGGCGAGCTGCTGCAAGGCGCTGGCGATCGCGGTGCCGAGCTGCTCGGCGACCTGCGCGAGGATCGGCTGCAGCTGCTGGAAGATCGGCATCATCAGGTCCGCGACCTGCGATATCACCGGTCCGAGCGCGCCGAAAATTGTGGTCAGGGCGGGGGCCAGGGCGGCGACCAGACCCGAGACGACCTGTGCCACAACGGGAATGATCGGTGCGAACGCGCCGACCATGGACGCGAAGGCGTCCGCCAGTGGTCCGATCGAGGGTGCCAGTGCCGTAATCGCTTGTGCGAGTGCACCTCCCACGATCTGCGCGACCTGTGACAGGGGGCCGATCGCGGGCCCGATCGCGGACAGCAGCGCGGAGGCGATCTGTCCGATCACGGGCAGGATCGGGGTCAGCGCGCTGGTCAGGGTGTTGATGATCGGGACCAGCTGCGGGATCAAGGTGGTCAGGGTTTGGGCGAACACGGCGCCGATCTGCCCGAGCCCAGGCGCGATCTGCCCGATCGACTGACCCAGGGTCGCGAACAGCGGGCCCAGGGTCGGGCCGACGATATTGCCGATCTGGATCAGCCCGCCGATCAGCGGATTGAGTCCGGCGCCGAGGCCGCTGAGCAGGTTGCCGAAGTTTCCGATCAGCTCGGTCAGCGCACCGGATTGGAACGCGGTGGTGAATGCCTGCCCGACCTGCCCGAGCAGGTCACCGACGCCCTTGCCGACCGTCGCGGCAACCGGGGTGAAGGCTTGACCGAGCGAGAGGAATCCTTGGGTGGCCTGCTGCAGGCCGGGGCTCAGTGCGCCGATGAACGTCGCGGCCCCGTCGAAGATCGTTTTAACAGCGCCGAGGTTTTCCGGGGCCTTCCAGAAGTTCGCGAAATCCTTTGTGACCGAGTTGATTTGAGTTGCTACCCCGGTCATTCCCTGACCGAGCACGGGCAGTGCGACGGTGGCGAGGTCTTTGATTCCGTCGGCCGCCCCGGCAAACAACGCGTTCTGTGTGGGCTGTTTGACCAGCGAGTCCCATGCCGGTCCGATCGAGCGGGCCGCGACCACGAAATCGCGGGCGTTCGGTGCGAGTTTTGCCAGGGCCTGCGCCGCTTTGTCCTGTGCCCCTGAGGATTTCGTCTGCGCAGCGGTCAGCGCTTCCTGCGCATCGGTCAGGGCCTTGGTCGTGTCGTCGACTTTTTCGTGTGCCGCCGCGACTTTGTCCTGTGCCGCGACGACCAGGTCGCTACCCTCGACACCCTTGGCGAGTGAGTCCTGCTGCTTTTCGGCGAGATCGTTGTTGCGGTAACGGACTTCGGTGAGGGACTGCTCAGCCTTGGCGATCGCCAGCTGCGCGCGCTCGTACTCCTCACCAGGCTTGGCCGAGAGTGCGTCGCGGCGGGCATCGGAGAGATCGAGCTGCGCTTCCCTTTCGGAGATGACACCGCCGCGCACCTCGAGGTTGAGATCGCGCATCTGTTTCTGCGCGTCCTTGCGTGCCGTGGTCAGATCTTTTTCGGCCTGCGTGCTGTCCTTTTTGGCATCGCGGACCGACCGTTCTGCGCTGACGACCTGATCGGAGGCTGCTTTGGTCGCAGTGGCTTGGGCCTGGGCGTCGGTGCCGGCCGAGTCCTGCGCTGCTGATAGCGCGCTGAATGCGTCCTTGACCCCGGACAAACCCACGGTGAGAGTGGCCACGCCTGCGAGAGCGGCCGGGCCCAGCGACAGCAGCCCCACACCGAGCACGGCGACCGCGCCGGCTGCGGCACCAGCGGCACCGACCAATACCGCCATCTGCGAGGCGACCTTGAACACTTCCCCGGCCATCGAGCCCAGGTCGGGGATCTTCAGGTTCTTGAGCCGGTCGAGGCCGGTGATCTCGAGCCGAACCTGCATGCTGCGCTCGCGCAAGAACCGTTGCAGGTCAGCGCGTGCCGCCGCCAGGTTCAATTCCACGCGGACCGGGATCTTGAAGTCGAACAGCTTCGACATCTCCCGCAGCGCCCGCTGCAGATCCTTCGGGAATCGGGCCACGTCCGGGACGGCGCGCACCGAGATCTCGAACCCGAACAATTTCGACATCTGCCGCAGGCGTTGCAGCATCTCCGTCGGGAACCGGGCCACATCCGGGACCGGCTTCACGTTGACCGTGAACCGTTTTTTATCGATCCGTAGCTGCAGCTGGTCGGACCAGGCTTTCAGCGACGCGTCAGATGTTCGGACCTTGACATCGACCGCCAGGTCCAACCCTTTGAGGTGGGTGCGCACGGCGGTCAGGAACCCTGCGGTGTCCGCTTTCAACTTGACCGCGGCGGACAGATTCCACTTGTCGAGCTTTCCCTGCAGGGCTTTGCGGGCCTTCTCAGCTGCCGCGATAACGCGCGCTTCGAGCTGCGCGTCGAGGTCGTTCCAATCCAGTTGCGCGGAAACGTGCGCCTCTGCGAATGGCAGTGTCACCGCGCGGCCTCCGGACAACGAATTTCGTTGCCCGGCCCGCAGCCAGCAGCACTACATCGGTAAGGGTATCGGTCTAGGTGATGGTCAGCTCGGAGTCGACACCTCTCATCGCCTCAGGAATCTTCGGTGCCACACCGCCCAGGATCCCGGCCATCGCGAACCAATCCGCCGCCGCCACGTCCGCGCTGACCGAGGTGCGGCGGGCACGGGCGGGTACTTCCTCCAGCTCAGAGAGCCAGCGCTGTGCGGCGCTCTCGGTGCCCGAGTGCCGCCGCTGCAGCACCCCGAACGCGATATTGGTGGCCCGGTCCGGAGCAAGGGCCAGCAGGTCGATCCCGTGTGCTCCGAGTTCGGCATCGACCTCACGCCACACCGCGAGCGTTTCACCCCAGATCCGGACCACCACCCAGCGTGGTTGCCCGAAGATCTGCTCGACCAGTGCGTCGGCGATCTCCTCGACCTGGCTGTCGGTGATCTCGCCGGCCACGATCGCCTCGAGCAGCCACCCGGCATCGGTGCGGTCGCGCATGGTGGCGACCAGCACCCGCCACGAATATTGCGACAGGGTCAGCCCGACCAGATCGCGGGTACTAGGTAGCGGGTTGAGCAGGTGCACGATCCGGCCATCGAGCAGCCACGCACCCGCCTCCGCTTTCCATACCGCGGACACCTAGCGGTGCGAAGCACGGGCCGCGCGCCGGCTCTCCTCGCGGTTGAGCTTCGGCGCGAACGCATCGATGATCGCGGTCAGCATGTTGCTGTACACCTCGGTGCCGAACCGATCGGTGCGGTCCAGCAGCCGCGACTGCACGTACAGGTAGGAGCTTTCATCGAGCACGTGGGAAGCGAACTGCTGCATGCCGAAGATGCGATCGGTGATCGTCGAGGCACCCGAGATCATGCCCATGAGCACACCCCACTGTTCCGGGGTCGGTTTGATCGCATGAAGCACGGTGCCATCTACCGTGAACGGGAGGACTTCGGCGTCGCTGACCTCGCTGCTGTCCTCATCGGCGGCGGCGGTGGTGAACTGCAGCGCCGCCGGAATCGCCTGCGCGCCGTCATCGAGGATCGGCGCGATCGCCTCGGGCGAATTGATCACCGCGAGTGCGTCGTCGACGTTCTCATCCGGCAGCGGCGGGGTGGTGATCTTCGCGGACTTGCGGGCGCGAGGGGGCATGTGCGGGTTCCTGTCTAGGTGGTGGGGTGGCGGGTGATGCCGGGCCCGAAAACCTCTTCGAGCGCTTGGGTCAGGTACGGGCTGCCGGGTGTGCCGCGCACACTCTTGGCGAAGACGAAGGGGCGGCGGCTGGTGGGCAGGTTGCGCACGCCGGCCGGGAGCGGACCCTGCATTTTCGGCTGCCGGAACTTCAGTGCCTTCGCGCTGACGGGCACGATCAGCGCGTGATGGGGCCCGTAGAGACCGGTGCCCTCGTGCCGCCAGCGTGCGTATGCCAGTGGGGATCCCACACGCATGATGACGCCGGTCGGTGTGGCGGTGACCAGATGTGTGATCGATGAGCGCAAGCGGCCCTCATCGACCGGGCAGTTCGCGCGGGCCCGGTTGGCGACCTCGCGGCCCACCCGGTCACCCCACTGCCCGCCTGCGGTTTGCATGACCGAGTCGATGCGGTCGCGGTGCATCTGTACTGACGACATCGGTTATGCCCTGTCGGGGCGGCGGCGACGCGCAGGCTCGGGCGGGGCCGGTGGCTCGGCTTCGTCGCGGTCGGCGGTGTCGGCATCGATGGACGCGGGATCAGGATCTGCGGCCGGTGGTGCGGGAACGGGATCGGCGTACTCCGCTGCCACGCTGACACGCCCGTCACTGATCAGCGTCTCGACCAGCCGGGTACGTGCGATTGTGCGCACCTCACCGAGGGCCCAATCACCGAAGCGTTGCTCTGCACGGACCGTCACCTGCGTCATGATGCTGAGGATACAGTCACACTGTCTCTATGGATTGCTGCTCAGAAGGGTGCACGGCGTGCCATTCATGACATTTCTGCTCGCGTTCGGCGCGGCGGCCCGGCTGACACGGCTGATCACCGATGACTATCTGACCCGGTATCTGCGGGTGTGGGTGGTCCGGCGCACCGGCGTCACCAGTGACCTGTCCTACCTGGTCACCTGCGCGTGGTGCTCGGGGCTGTGGGCCTGCGGTGGCATGTTCACCCTCGCCTACTTCTACGGCACGGCACCGTGGTTCATCTGGCCGGCCGCCGCCCTGGCCGCATCGTGGGTATACGGGCTCATCGCCACCCATCTCGATGGGACCGAGCAGTGAAGCGCCGCCCGGAATCGACCGCGGCCCAGATCCTCGACCGCCTGAACGAGAACTACACCCAGGAGCGGGCCCGCGCCGCACGCCTGCCCATCCAGCTCGCGCGCCGCAACCGGATGCGCGAGCTGCCCGGTGCGGTGTTCGCCGAGTTCGATATCGACCAGCGCACCCGCCGGAACCCGGACGCGCCGCCGCGCACGATCACCGCGGCGGCGCAGATCCTCGCCGGGCCGACCGTCGCACGCACCAGCGCCCGATCGACGAAACAGAAATGGCAGGACGAATCGTGGACCTTGCGCGATGAGATCGGCGAATTCCGTTTCAGCGGTGACCGTATCGCCCGCTCGGTGAGCTTGATGCGGCCGATGATCGCGAAGGTCGAATCGCTCGGTGACGAGCCGACCGAGGTCACCGACGGCATACCGGCCGAGGTGGGCATGCAGATGTTTTCGAACCCGTCCGCGACATCACAGCGCATGTTCCGTGCGGCCCAGCACATCGGTTTCAACGGCGAGACGCTGGTGCTGCTCGGTGATGGTGACGACGACACGTTCACATGGGAACCGTGCAGTGTGCAGGAGCTGACACCAGCCGGTAAGTCCTGGTCCTACAACGACGGAATAGACACGCGCGCAATCGATCCCACCGAGCACGTGGTGCGTGCGTGGATCCCGAACCCGCGCCAGCGTGCATGGGCCGACTGTGGTGCGCGGGCGGTGCTGCCGGTAGCGCGGGAGCTGCGCGCCCTCACCGAACATGTGTCGGCACAGATCGATTCGCGTCTGGCCGGTGCGGGTCTGCTGCTCGTGCCGCAGGAGATCGAAACCCTGCGCGGGCAGGGCAGCCCCGACGGCGCCGAGGATGACGATCTCGACCCGTTCATCCGCGACCTGATGGAAATGATGCTGACCCCGATCAGGGACCGGGCCAGCGCCGCGGCCCTGGTGCCGCTGGTCGCGAAGGTCCCCGCCCAGTACCTGGACAAGATCAAGCATCTGTCTTTTGCGACACCCCTGGATCCGCAGGCTCAGGAACTGCGCAGCGAGGCGATCCGGCGCATCGCGCTCGGGATGGATTCCCCGCCGGAAGTGCTGCTCGGTCTCGGTAGCGGTAGCAATCACTGGTCTGCGTGGGCGATCTCCGAAGATGATGTGAAACTCGCTGTGGCCCCGGTCGCGGTGGTCATCCTGCATGCCCTCACCACCGGGTGGCTGCACCCGATCTTGCAGGCCTCCGGTGTGCAGGACTGGCAAAAGCACCTGGTGTGGTTCGACGCGTCCGCGCTGCGCCTGCGCCCGGACCGCAGTTCCGACAGCCGCGATCTGTTCGACCGGGGGGCGCTCGCCGAATCGGCGATGCTGCGAGAGAACGGGTTCGCTGCGACCGACACCCCCACCGAGGACCAGAAGCGGACCATCCTTCTGACCAAGCTATTGGTCGGTGCGCCGAGCCTGGCGCCGCTGCTGCTTCCGCTGCTGGGCATCGAGGTCGATGCGAGCGTGCTCGACAAGACCAGCGATATCGCCGCCGCCACCGGCGGCGACACCCCCGCACCCGGCGATCAGGCAGCATCGCCCCCGCCCGCCGACAGCGGCGGCGAAGACCGGGCGCTACCGGAGGCACCCGATTCCACCTCTGCCCCCGATTCCGGGAGCGCACCCGACTCCGGCGGTGCACCGTGATCGATCCCGATTGCGTGATGCTCGCGACCGAAGTCGGGGTGCTGCGAGCGCTGGAGCTGGCGGGCAAGCGGGCCCGCCACACCGGCGGCCGGCCCGGACGCGGCGAGCTGTACAAGCTCACCGCATGGGAGGTGCACACCCATCATCGGCTGGCCGGCACCCATGAGCAGTGCGACCGGCTGCTGATAGGGGTGTGGGATCTGCTGCGAATGGTGCTGCCGGATCAGCCGCGGATCATCGAGGCTGCCGACTGGTACACCCGGCAGCTGATCGTGACCGGGCAACCGCACCGGGCAACGGAGTTGCGGCGGGTGCTGGCGGTGGCGTGTGAGCCGCACAGCTGATCCGCTGCTGGCGGCACGCCTGCACGCGGCAGGGCGGTTGCGTCGTGCGGAGGCTGCGGTATTCGCCGGGGTGATGGCGGCGATGACGGTATGGCTCGATGCCGCGCGCGCGCTGGTCCTCGGGCAGCCGTTGCCAGCGGAAGCGGCGCGGCTGCTCGCTACCCCGGCCGCCGTGACCGCCGCCGCTGATGTGCCGGACTTCGACGCGGCCCGCGCCGCGTCGCAGGTGTGGGCGCGCGGGGTCGCCGAGCATGTGGATCCTGCACTGTCCCAAGCCTTCGGCGAGGGTTTCGCCGATGCTGCGCGCCGCGCCGATATCTCCCCGCTGCCGTTCCAGCTGCACTATCTGGAAACGGTGAACGACCGGCTGAAGATCTGGCCGGTCGGGGCATTCGAGGAACTGCGGCCCGAGCTGCTCGAAATGCTCAGCGAGGGCATGGACCACGACCAGATGACCGAACGCATCGGGCGCATTCTGAACATCGATGCGCCGACGCGGCGTATTCGCGCGCAGATCAGCGAGATCGATCGGCAACTCGATGACCCTGCCTTGACGTTGTCGCGGTCGGACAAGGCGGCACTGCGCGCCCGCAAACGCGACCTGTGGAATCAGCACGATGAATCACTGCTGCAATGGCAGTGGCTGGCACGGCGTATCGCCCGCACCGAAACGCACGGTGCGATGGAAGGCGGGGCACTGGCCGGGGCGCAGGCGGTCGCGGCGGCGGGCGGGCAGGCCGTGTACAAGGGCTGGCTTGCCACCGCCGATGAGCGCACCCGCGGCACCCATGTCGTTGCCGAGGGCCAGATCGTGAAACTGCATGAGCCGTTCCAGGTTGGGCGGGCACGGTTGCAACATGCGGGTGAGGCCGGCGGGCCCGCCGATGAGGTGATCAATTGCCGGTGCTCGACCCGGTATCTGCGCGAAGACGAAGTGCAGGCCGAGCTACAAGGCCCGTGGGGTGGGCGCGGTGTGGGCCCCGGACATGCGCGCATCGGCCCCGACGACCCGCACGACGCGGCCGGGGCCCTGACGAAGTGGCAGCGCGAGCAGCGCGGCGACACCGACGATCACGGCCCGACCCCGCCACCGCAGGACACCGGCCACGAGGGCGCACCGGATCAGGAGCAACCGGCCGCCGACGAACCTGCCGTCGAGGAACCCGATACCGGGCCCGCGCCGATCCTGAGCGAGGACGTACGCGAGCAGCTCGACCGGGCGCGGGCCGCGTTGCCCGCCGACGCAGGCGAATGGGACCGAGCCGCGCACGACTACCGCCGCGATGCGGACGGCAACCTCATCGCAGGGGAAGATCTCGACGGGCACCTCGACGAAGTGCTCGATGCCGGGTGGGCCGCGTGGGAAGACATCGCCGAAGCGATGGACGGCGACACCGAACTGGGGCACGCACGCCAGCAGGAATCGGAAGCCATCGGCGCGACCGCCCGCATCGATGCCCATCGTGAAGTCGCTCGCCGTGAAGTGGAAATCATCCGCCAGGCCATGGGCGAGTATCGCGAGTTCGGCGGGCACCAACAGCGCGCAACCACCAACCGCAGGCCCGATGCGTATCAGCGCACCACCGATCCTGTGCGCCCGGCCGGAACGCCGGTGCTCGAGGATCTGCGCGGGGCCGAGCAGGTGTTCCCGCGCGAATGGCTCGAGGCCGCAGACGCACGCGGCGAACTGGCACTCGGTGCCGCACAGCGGGCGTTCTTCATTGCTGGCCGTGGCGGTGGGGGCCGCGACATGGTCGCCGCCTCCGATGCCCGCCGTCCGGACTATGACGGGGCGTTCTCTTCCGCGCAGCGCGAGGTGATGGCGCACGAACTCGGTCACCGCATGGAAAAGGCGGTGCCGGGGCTGGCGCCGCTGGAATTCGCTTTGGTGCGCCGGCGCGCGATGGACGGGCCCCGGCTGGAGAAACGCACCGAAATCTACAAGGGCAGTGGCGAATACGCGTTGGCGGACCTGTGGCGCAATGCCTACGCGGGCAAGACGTACGCCGATGGCAGCCTGTTCCCCGCCCGTATCGCGCACGAGGTTTTCCAGGTCGGCATTCAGGATGTGCTCGGCCGCTCCAGCACCATCTACGGTGACGTGGCCGGGGGGCAGTTGACCGCTTTCGTGCTGGGGGCGATGCTGCTGCTATGGCCTTCCGTGTCGACAGCCGCGACAACAGCAACAACGGCGACGGCGACCGCTGGCTGAGCTGGGACGGGCAGGACTGGACCGCGGACCCGGTCACCACCGACACCCTGCACATGCCGGGGTTGCTGTTCCCTCTGACTCCGACCGGGCCACTGCAACGCGGGTACGGGCCCGGCGAGTCGCAGCTGCTGGCCGCCGCGTTGTGGGCGATCCCCGCAGCGGTCGCGACCGGGCAGGTGCCTGATTACCCACCGCTACCGCAGTTGTCGGCGGGCGCAGTATTCTGACCTCGTTGCACAGGTCGTGGGTTCGAATCCCGCACGGGCCGTGCGGTCAGCACTCGGTCGGGGTGTTGTCCGCGGGGCACGGTAGCGCAGCTCGGTAGCGCGGTGCACAGTCGCAATCGGTGGGGCCCCCAGCGCCGCGACTGAAGACTGGGGGCACTCTGCCTCATCATGGATACAGTTCAACTGTTTCCACTGATTGGAGAGCAGCAGCTATGACCGCGCCTGCATTGGTCGAGGCCGACCCGAGCACCGTAGCCACCGACCCACCCCCGCAGGATGCGCCTGCTGCCGCACCGCAAGGTGTGCCGCCGGGATGGCGGGGTCCGATCCTCGCGGTCAATACCCGATCCGGTGACCCGAAAGACCTGGTCCGCGAATATGTCCTGGTCGGCACCGAGGTGCCGCAGCGACCGCTACCGCTGCCGCTGCAGGGTCAGCTACAGATCGCCGAAGGGCACGACGGGGCGATCGGTATCGGGGTCATCACTCGGTTGTGGGTGCAGGACAACGCGGTGTGGGGGGAAGGACTGTTCGACCTCGCCGACCCGGTCGCTGCTGATTGGGCGGGCAAGCTCGGGCGCGGGTTCGCCGGGTGGGTGTCGGTGGATTTCTCCGACATCGCCGCGGTCGAGGTGCCTTTGGACGCGCAAGGCAATGAGATTCCCGATGATGTGCTGGCCGCGTGGATGAACACACCACCGGACCTCGATCAGCCGCTGCCCCCGGATCCGGTGGCCGAATGGATATGGCGCATCGACCAGTGGAAGATTTCCGGGGTCACGATGCTCTCGCAGCCCGCCTATGAGCAGACCCGTATCGAACCGGTCTACGACCTGCAGGCGCTGACCGCCGCCGCCGCACCGGGCTCGATCCCCGATCCTGGTGCCGATCCTGATCCCGACGATGATGCGGCATCCGAGCACACCGGCGCCATGATCGCGCTCGTTCCCTGCGCCGAGGACGCACAGCGCCTCCTTGTCGAGGGCGGCGAACCGGTCGAGGAACTGCATTTGACCCTCGCCTACCTGGGCGAGGCCGCGGACTGGACACCCGAGCAGGTCGCTGCGGTCGGCAACGGCATCGCCGAGATCTCCCCGGCCGGCCCGCTGATGGGCTCGGTGTGGGGACACGCCTTGTTCAACCCGGACACCGACGGCAAAGAACCGTGCGCGGTGTACCTGGTCGAGGCAGACGGGCTCACCGATCTTCGCCAAGCGGTACTCGGTGCCCTGCTCGATACCGGCGGCCCGATGCCCGAGCAACACGATTTCATCGCCCATGTCACCGCCGGTTACGGGCTGCCGGTCGAGCAGCTCACCGCGACCGGACCGATCCGGTTCGACCGGCTGCGGATCGCGTTCGCCGGGTCGAACGACGACATCCCCCTGGAACCGGTGACCGCCGCGCTCACCGCGGCGGCGGTGATCTACGACCATCACGATTTCGAGCAGCCCGAACCCGATGAGCTGACCGCGATCACGATCACCGACGACGGCCGGGTATACGGGCACCTCGCCGGAAAAGATTCCTGCCACATCGGATCGGCGGACATCTGTGTGTCACCACCGACCAGCGCATCCGAATACGCCTACTTCCATCAAGGCGAAATCCGCACCGACACAGGACCTTTGGCCGTAGGTAAGATCACCCTCGGCACCGGGCACGCGTCGCTGCACGCCAGCGCACGCGTCGCGGCCGAGCACTACGACAACACCGGCAGCGCGGTCGCGGTAGTACGTGCCCGCGACGGTGCACATGGGCCGTGGATGTCCGGGCGCATCCTGCCCGGTGTCACCGATGACCGGGTCGAGGAACTGCGCCGCTCGGGGGTATCGGGTGACTGGCGCGGGATCCGCCGCGGCTCGACCGCGTTGGAGCTGGTCGCGGTCTTGGCGGTCAATGTGCCCGGCTTCCCGGTGCCCAGGACCAGGGCGCTCGCCGCGTCCGGGGTGCGCACACTGCTCGCGGCCGGGGTCACCCACCGCTCCCGGCCCGCACCGGCAGCGCGGCCAGCGCTTGCCGATCTGCTGCACCGGCGCCGGGTCGAGCGCGCCGCCGGGCAGGTACGCGCGATCCGGGCCACCACCGCCGCCGCCCGTGTCGCACGTCTGCAGTCTGCTCTCGCTACCTCGAAGGGACGGTAAATCATGGGATGCAATTGCGGGCCGACCAAGCTGCTGCACCAGGTGGTGCACCCCGGCGGCAAGACCATCACCTACGCGTCGGAGCCTGAAGCGCGGGAAGTTGCGCGGCAGGTAGGCGGCACGTACCAGGCGATACAGCGGTGAGCGGCTACTCTTAACGCAGCTAAGCCGCTGGCTCTGGGCCGGGCACCATCTTTTTGGTTGCCCACCCGGAGGCAATGCAGTGAAGATCACCCTTCAGTCCCTTATCGATGCCGCAGCTGCCGCACCCGAGGGCCAGTCCCCGGCCGATGCGGTCGCTGCCCTGCTAGCCGACGCACCGAGCACCATCGACGCGGCCGTGCTGCTCGATGAAGCCATCGCCAAGTTCGGTGAGCTGCGCGGCGAGGACGGCACCACCTACAGCGAAGACGAAGTAGCCGCACTCGAAGCGCTGACCGAGGTTGCCACCGGTGTTCGTATCGAGGTCGGCCGCCGTCAGCAGGCAGTCTCGGATCAGGCTTCCCGCATCGCCGACCTCGCCGCCCGCGTCAATCCTCCCGCCGACGCTGGCGAGGGCGACGGCACCACTGACGGTGGCGAGAGCGGCGGTGAGGGCGGCACCGAAGGTCAGGGCGCCGAAGGTGCCACCGATACCGGTGCCGTTGTCGATACCGGTGCCGCTGCGGTGGCCGGTGAGAATTCCGGTGCGGCCGTGGCCTCCGACGCGGGCGCGGGCGCCGCGCCGGAACCGGCACTAGTGGCTGCGGCCCCGGCGCCGCGCCGTCGCGCGGTGCGTCTGTCCGATATCCCGGCTCGTGAGGTCCGCCGCCCGGATCCGGCCCCGGCCGGTGTGGTGATCACCGCCGCCGCTGAACTTCCCGGTTACGCGGCCGGTGCGCAGATGGCTGACCTTGCTGCGGTCGCGCGGGCAGGCACCGCGAAGTTCGATGCCTTCCCCAGCGGGCACGTGCCCAATGTGCATGTGGCGGCATCGATCGCGCAGTTCGCTGTGCAGTTCCCCGAAGACCTGATTTCGCGGCGCGCCTCCGATGACGAGACGGTTTTCGATCGGGCCGTGGATCAGTCGCGACTGCCCAAGGGTTCACTCGTCGCCGCCGGTGGCTGGTGCTCGCCGTCGGAGCGTCTGTACGAAATGTCCCCGATCCTGGCCGACGCCAATGCCGGCCTGATCGACGTGCCGGATGTGCAGTCCGCGCGTGGTGGTCTGACCTGGACCGAGGGCCCGGACTACACCGCGATCTACTCGGGCACCGGTTTCATCCAGACCGAAGCGCAGGCGCTCGCGGGCAGTGGTTTCACCACGGCGATCGGTGGCACGGTCACCGGCACCACCAAGCCGATTTACCGGGTGCCGTGCCCGTCGAGCTGGCCCGAGCAGCGCGCCGAAGCGATCGGTTTCGGTGTGGCCGGCGGCATCCTGCAGAACGACACCTACAGCGAGCTGACCGAGGATGTGGTGGCGCATTCGCTGATCGCGCACTCGCACCGTGTGAACGCTCGCACGATCAGCCGCATGGTCGCGGATGCGGGTTCGGCGATCACGCTGTCGCTGGGTTCCTCTGCGACCCCGCAGCTGCTCAACTCGATCGATATCCAGATCGAGGACATCCGGTACGCGAACCGTATCGGTGACGGCACCCCGCTCGAGGTGGTGCTGCCGCGCTGGGTCAAGCCGGTCATCCGCGCCGATCAGTCGATCCGCACGAACTCCGAGCAGGAGACCGCCTACACCCTCGAAGACGCGAAGATCAACGACTGGTTCGCCAAGCGAAATGCGGTGGTGCAGTGGGTGTATGACTGGCAAGACGCTTTCACTGGTGTCAGCGGCGGGTTCGGTGGCGCGTCGGCGATCACGGCCTGGCCGACCACGGTCGATGCGCTGGTGTACATCGCGGGCAGCTACCTGCGTAGCCGCGGTGATGTGATCTCGATGTCCGCGGTGTACGACACCACCAATCTCGCTGTGAACGATGTGCTGCACCTGTTCACCGAAGAGAAGTTGCTGGTGATCAAGCGCCGGTACAAGCCGCGCCTTGTCCGAATCGCGTTGTCCGCCAACGGCACCACGGCGGCCGGTCAGATTCTCGATGCCAACGGCAAGATCGTTCCTGCGGCATAACCATCTACCCCGGCCACCGTTCCGCGGTGGCCGGGGTTCGTGGTTGCTCGCACCCCATTCAGGAGGATTTTCCGGTGGCTGTTCCGGCACTGATCGTTCCCACTCCCCCACTGACCCCGGCCCGGTTCGGTCTGGGTTCGGCTGCCGACCCGATCACCGAGACCGGCCGCATCGCCAGTGGGGTGGCGTGGGAGCCGAACCCGTGCGGGCCCGCGCACACCGACCCCGCCCTGTGCGGGGACACCCCGACCGCCCGCGAACTCGACGCAGGCATCGGCCTCGACGAAGCCGACGCGATCCGGGTGTATGCCGGATTCACTTGCTCCGCTGTGGGTTTGAGCCAGGACCAGATGACGGGCCGTGCCACGCTGGCGCTGTCCTCGGGCGAATGGGCCGCGGTCGAGGCAGCGGTGTGGTCGAGCACGTATCTGCGGCTGATGCGTGATGTGGCCGCGGAAGACATGGTGCCCGGCGATCCCCCCAATACCGTTGTGCTGTCGGAGACTCCGGTATCGGTGACGCGCGGGCTGGGACTGGTCGAAGGGTTCCTCGGTGCCCATTACGGCGGTATCGGTGTGGTGCACGCACCGCGCATGGTCGCCGCGCATGCGGGAACCGCGCAGCTGCTCGGTACCGAACCCGGCCGCCTGGTGACGCCGTTGGGCAACCGGTGGTCCTTCGGCAGCGGTTACCCGAACACCGGCCCCGACGGCACTGCTGCCGCCGCGGGCACGGCCTGGCTGGTCGTCACCGGCGCGGTCACGTTCCGGCGGACCCCGGTCACGTTCCGGCGCAGCCCTTCCCCGCGCGAGGTTTTCGACCCGTCCACCAACACGTTCCGGGCGGTCGCCGAGCGCGCATATGTCGTGGCGTGGGACGACTGCGTTCGTGCCGCGGTCCCGATCACCCTCACCTAGGAGACACCCCCATGCCCACCATCCTCGCTGTCGATGACAACGGCCAACAGATCGCGGCGCGGCTGCTCGCGGCTGCCGGTGACCGCGCCGATCTGGTGCAGGTCGTGACCGGCGGCACCTACCTCGGTTTCTCGGTTCCCGACGACATCGCGCGCGCCGCCGGATATCTCGACGACGACGCGGACGCCGATCCTGCGCCGGACTCCGTACCCGAACCGGAGGACGACAGCGCGCAGAGTGGACCCGAGCAAGAGCTGGCGGCGCCGAAGAAAGCGCCGGCCAAGCACACACCGCGCACCAGCTCCCGCGCGAAGTAGCTTGCGGTGACTGTCATCTCCGACGCCATGGTCGATCTCGGGCGCGGCCCCGATATCGACGCGGTGTACTTCTACGCCCCCGGTCTGCGTGAGTCGGCATCGACCACACAGATCATCACCCCGCAGTGGGTAGCGGCCACGGTCGCCAGCAACGGGACGTTCACGAGCCCGAATCTGGAGCCGGGCCCGGCGATGGTCCGGATCCGCGGTGTCGCCTACGACCTGGTGGTGCCCGACGCCGACACGGTCCGGTTGTGGCCGTTGATCGACGCCGCGGTGCCGCCACCACCGGATGATGGCGGGTTCATCCGCAACGGTGGCGGGGTGCGCCGCGCCAAGGTCGTGACCGAAGCCCAGTTCTCGGCCAGCCCGCACGATCCGGAAACCATCTACTACGTTCTGCCGAACACGTAACGGCCACAACACAATTCGAAGGAGACCCCGATGGCTCACGTGGCCAAGTATTACGGCAAGTTCTTTGTGTCCCTGGCGAACAAGGAAATCGACCTCGACAGCGACACCTTGAAGGTGATGCTGTGCACCTCGTCGTATACACCGGATCAGGATGCGCACCAATACAAGTCGTCGGTGACCAGTGAGATCACCGGCACCGGGTACACGGCCGGCGGCCTGGCCCTCACCTCTGTGGTTGTGTCCTACACCGGGGCGACGAATGTTCTTGCCCTGTCCGCAGCGAACACGCAATGGACCGGTGCGACGTTCACCGCTCGTAACGCTGTCCTGTACGACTCCACACCGGCCAGCGACAGTGTGCGCCCGCTGATCGGGTACATCCTGTTCGATGCGGACATCTCGGTGACCGGGTCGACATTCACGATCACGTGGGACAGCTCGGGTATCGCCACGATCACGGTGTCCTGATGTGTCTGTTTTCAGCCGCGGTCAAGCACCGAAATACATTCGCTGGATCGACGCCGACGGTGTCAGCCAGCCGGTCGCGAAGGTGTACCTCGGCGATATTCTGATCTTCGACGGCACCATTCCCGCGGTCGTCGCGGTCCCGCACATGACCGCAACCGCCACGATGACCGCCCCCACGCATCAAGCGGGCCAGCGGGTTTCGGTGCCACCGATGCTTGCCTCTGCCGATAGTTTCGATCCGCCGTCTGTGGTGGGTGCGGTCAATGTTGTGGTGCCGCCGATGACCGCGGCGGTCGGGATGGGGCCGGTGACTCCGGACGTCCCCGCCGAGGTGATCGTGCCGCGCATGAGCGCGACCGCGGACTTGCGGGCGGCCACCCCTGCCGCACTCGCACCAGGTGTGGCACCCGCACCAGCAATGGCCGCTGGCGCGGATATGGTTGTGCCACTGGTGACTTCGGGTGCCGTTGTGGCCGTGCCGCCGATGACGGCCAGCGCGGATATGCCGCTGCCGGTCATGGCGGGTGCCGCCAATCTTGTTGTGCCGCCACTCATCGCGACCAGTACTGCCCCGGTACCGGTTGTTCGCGGCGCCGCGAACATCATTGCGCCGCCCGCCCAAGCAACGGCCGGGCTGCTCGTACCGACGATCACCGCAGCAGCGAATGTGATCGTGCCACCGATGCAGGCCGCAGCGTCGATGCCGGTGCCCGTTGTGGTCGGGGGCCGCAGCTACAGCGACGACTTCAACCGCGCCGACTCCTCGACGCTGGGTTCGAACTGGCGGGTGGACATGAACAGCCAGCCGAAGATCGTGACGAACCGCGCGCTGATGAAGACCATGGGCAACGGCGACGGCCGCGCAGGCAACTGGGCCAGCTACCAGGGCGGCACGAATACCGGCAAGCTCGCTACCGACAACTACGGTGTGAAAGCGCAGCTGATCTCACCGGGCAGCATCGCGAGCGACAACCTGACATGCATTGTCCTGGCGGTCGCTGACACGTTCGGGTCGGGCACATCGTGCCTGTTCGGTGTCACCACCGGCAGTGGGTGCGCGATCATCACACAGGCCGGGTCACCGCCCGGTTCGGGTGTAGGTTCCGGGGGTTCCGGGCAAACAATCCAGGTGTCGACCTCGACGAATATCGCCGTGACCGACCTGATCGAATTGCGGCGCGTCGGCAATGTGTTCACCGCCTACCGCAATGGCACATCCCTTTTGACCTGGACCGACAGCAGCAACATTGTCAGCAGCGGGTCCACCAACCGCCGGTTCGGTCTGGTCGTCGAAGGCAACTTCCCCATTTTCAACGGCGAATACCGCAGCCCGGCGATCGATTCGATCCAGGCGTACGACCTGTGAGACCTGTGATGGCGCGGCGCGACACCGTGGATGTGGCGACCGTGCCGACTATCCTGCTATCAAGCGTGCTGCTGGCTGCGGGCCGAGCCACCCGAACCCCTTCGGTTGGAGTCCCCGATGACCACTACTTGCTGGCCGTCCGTCCGTGGCAAGGTCGCCCGATTCACCAAGATCTCCTCCTGCGGTGCGCCCGTCGCCGGCACGAAGAACACCCTCGCTACCGATGGTTTCGTGTCCATCGAGTTCGCCCCGGAATGGGAGGACGGCGAAGAGACCAGCCTGAAGAAGGCCGACGGCCGGTATGCGTTCCTGGACAAGTCCGATGACCAGCTCAAATGGGTGCAGACGACCATTCAGTTCACCTCGGTCAACCCGGATGCGCTGGGCCTGATCCTCGGGCAGCCGGTCGTGCTCGACCATGCGGGCAACGCGGTCGGTATCCGGCTCGGGCAGGTCGTGGCCACCGATTGGGCTTTGGAAACCTGGACCGACATTCCTGGTGTGGCCTGCGCCGAAGGTAAGCCGTACGGCTATTTCCTGGCGCCCTGGCTGCACGGTGGGCGCCTAGCGTCGTTCACCATCAATAACGGCAACGCAGAATTCAAAATCGAGAACGCTCGCACGCGCCCCAATTCGCTGTGGGGGACCGGCCCGTACCTCGTGGAACTGAACGAGGCGACCGTTCCGACTGATCCGCCGGTGCCGGGCAAGCTGCTGACCCCGATCGCCGCTGATCAGCAACTGCAGATGACGGTGACGTTTGTGCCGCCGCCTGCGGTGGCGTGCGCGGCGACGGCGCTGGTCCTGGCCTGATGCCAGCGTGCGGATGGCATGTACCGGCGTGGCCGGCCGCCTACGACACGGCCGACACCGCCGATAAATCCGCGGCCGAAGCCCTGGCAGCGCTCACCCTATGGGCGCTGTCGGGGCGGGTGTTCGGGGTGTGCGAAGAAACCCTGTCGCCGCGGGTCGCCCCGGCCCGGCCTGCGACGTACATCGGTCCGACCCGCCCGGTACCGACCGCGTGGACGGCATGGTTCGGTCCGGTGACGTGCGAGTGTGCGGGCAGCTGCCGGTGCGCGGTCGCCCGTAAACGGGTCGCTCTGGCGGGGCCGGTGCAGTCGGTCACTTCGGTGAGCCTGGACGGTGTGGTGCTCGACGCCGCTGCGTACGAGGTGCACAACGCACGGTGGTTGGTGCGCACCGATGGGCAGCTGTGGCCGATCCATGGGAAGCCGGCTGATTTCGAGGTGACCTTTATGCGGGGGTTGCCGATCCCCGCATCGGCGCTGATCATTCTGGTCGATCTGGCGGTCGAGTTCCTGAAGGCACGCACCGGGTCGGGCAAGTGTGCGATACCCGCACGCGCACAGCAGGTTTCGCGCCAGGGAATGGACATTCAGCTGATCGACCCGGCGACCCTGTTCGAGAACGGTTTGACCGGTGTCGAGTCGGTAGACCGGTGGCTGGGCGCGGTGAATCCGGGGCAGCGGCGCGCACCCTCACGGGTGTACTCGGTCGACGGGCTCGAACCGATCCGGGTGCGCTGATGGACACCGGCGTCTATCAGGTGGCGCACACCCTGATCGGTGCGCTCACCGCGGCGCTGGCCTCTACACGCGCTGGCGCCCCATGTGTTTCGGTGGTGCATCCTGGCACCTCGACCCCGATGTACGGGTGGTGCAAATGCGAGGACAATGCCGAGGGGATGGCATGGACACGGGTCGTGTCGATCGCCCCGACGATCCGGTTCCCGCAACCGATCTCGGGGGTGGCGGCACCGGGGGAAGTGGTGCAGTTGGCGGCGGTGATCGAGTTGGGTGTGGACCGCTGCTACTGGTCTACCGAGGACAACTCGATGCCCCCGATCGAGATCCTCGACAGCATGGCCCGCGATATCGCCGATGATGCGGCTGCGATGATGCGGGCTGTGCAGTGCGCCGGGCTGCCGCAGGATGTGGTGCTGGGGTCGTGGATGCCGCGTGGCCCGTCCGGTGGAATCCATGGCGGCACAATGACAGTGACGGTGCGCGTGGATAGCTGCGCGCCCTGCACGAGTGTGATGACACCGCTCGATGAGGTGGTGGCGATGTTGCCGGGCGACCCGCGCGCGAGCTAACCGGCGAAGGCTTCCAAGGTTTCCACGGGACCGAAGAACCCGCGGTGTGCGGAAGCATCGGCGCTGCCTTCCCGGTGGCGGGCAAGGGTTTCCGCGTGCGCGGCGTACGCGGCATCGAACGCATCGGCGTAGTGCGGCAGCGCGGCACGTACGTCGGTGAGGGTGGCCGGCGGGTCGAACCGGATATGTCCGGCGGTGAGACCGGGAGCCGGGCGGTCGGGCCACAGCAGCGCGTCATCGGTGCGGGCGGGGTCGTGGATCAGGGACACACGCACTACGTCGCCGGTGTCCTGCTGCCACCACACGCGCACATCTGCGGTGGTTCTGCATCCGTTGTACGCCATGGGTTTACGTCCTCCTAGTGGACCGGTGAGGGCCCGTCGGGGTCTGTGTCGATCGAAGAGAGTTCGGCCATGCGGTCGAGTAGTTCGTCGTCGCTGTCGGGCCACTGCTCTACGGGGCCGTCGCGGTGGATGGCGAGCTTCAACAGCTCCGCGGCGCGGTCCTCGGTGCGGGCGAGTACACCCCACCCGTGCCCGATCATCGAGTCGACAGACCGGCCGCTCCAACGGCCCAGTGCCGCATCCGCTTTCGGGCCTAGTAGGAAGTAGAGACTGCCGCGCTGCACACCGTGGGAATCGGTAGCGAGGTAGGTGCCCATGAGGGAGTTTTCAACCAAGCGCAGATCACCGGTCCACAGGTAGTCGCCGGTCGCGGCGAAGGTCAGGGTGCTGCCGCGATGGTTCGCCATGATCACGTGCCGGTCGATGACCGGCTGTCCGTCGCGGGTGGTGTCCCATGCGGCGAACCACTGCCCGGACAGGTCCAATCCGACGGGGCTCACCCCGAGTAGTTCATCGAGGGTCAGCCCGAGCGCGACCGCGAGCTTGCGGCAGTTCGTCGCGGCGGGTTCCTGCGATACGCGCGTCGATACCGATTCCCACCGGCTCACCTGTTTCTCGGTGACGCCCACCGCTGCCCCGAGTTCTTCTTGGGTGAGGCCGAGAGCTTTGCGGCGGTCGCGGATGACATGCGCGATCGACATGCGAGAGATACCCCTAGTCCGGTTAATGGTCCTTATTCCACTAGCCACAATACGCGATTCACGGCGCGCCCTCGGGGGATTGGACGTATAGTCCTGTGACCGGACTAGGGGGTCTAGTCCGGTCACAGGACTAGGGTTGCCACTAGGAGTGGACCAATGCGAGGAATCAGCAAGGCACAGGAAACGGTGCTATCGGTGCTGGTGCCCGGCGGTCATCTGACCGTCGAGCAGATCGCCACACAGGGCGAGATCAGAGGGATCAGCGTCCGCATCGCGATCTGCGAACTGCGTGGACGCGGCGCCATCACGGCCGGCCCGTTCGGGACGGCACGCTATCGGATCACCGACTTCGGTCGCGGGCTCGCGTTCAGTCTCGGGCTCGCACGCAGCAGCGGGGTCGTGTGATGGGCTACCTACAACAGGAACAGAACCCCGGCCGCGACGACGGGCCGCTGGGATTCCGTCATGACGAGACCGGGATCCACGCCCTCGGCGACGACGGATTCCCTATCGATGAACCGGCCGCCGAACTCGAACTCGATGCCGCACCAGAACAGCTGGCATTGCCGCAGCACGCGACCGTCACAGTCGAACCGGTCGCCGTCAGCGATACGGAGGCGCAGCGATGATGGCGGTGCTGTTCGGTGTGGGCCTGGCGTCGATCGCCGCCCTCATCTTCTGGGCGTTGCTGCGCGAGCCTGCCGGTTCACATCCTCCAGAGTTGACCGTGGCGCAGCTACTGGCCCGTCACGCGGTCGAGCAGCGGCTACGCCAGCACAGCGACCCGGTCACCGCCCGCCCTGGTGAGCGGGGACGGCACTGGGTCGGGGTGCAGTGATGGGACCGGATCGGCGTTCGACGACACCACGCGAGCTGGTGCTGCGGTTCACCGCACCCCCGGATCCGGCCGTCGATTTCGCGACCGTGCTGGACACGATCCGCGAGCGGGTCGGCCCGATCCTGAGAATCTTCACCGACCTCGGTGGGATCGTGCACGTCAGCGTCGACGGGGTGGATGTCACCGATTAGCTGCGCGGTCAGCGGCGGCGGGCAGCGACCGCGCTCTGCCCGGCGGCCCCGTCGCGGCGCTTGGCGGCGACCGAGTGGGTGGTAGCGCCGGCGCCGATCGCCGGGATCATGTCCCATGCCAGATGCACTCCCGCATCCAGAGCGCCGGGCGACCACTTCGATCCCGGTTCCCATTGGGTCCATTCCTTGCGGAAGTCTTTGCGCAGCGACGGGTCAGGGCCGAACCATGCTCGGTCTGTGGTGACCGCCTGCGCGATCGGTTCGGCGCGCAGCAGCTTCGACCGCCGTGAGTGCACGCTTTTGACGTACGGGCACAGCGCAGATTTCGGGATTAGGCCCTCGCGTTGCAGTGCGTCCCATGCTTGCTGGATCAGGGTCTTTGCCATGTCGCCGCCGTAGTTGGCTTCGAACACGATCCGGTCCGCGCCGACCTCGTATGCGAGCAGGCACACCTCGCGCGGCCACCGGTCCGAGGACATGCGCCCCGTACGTGAATGGGTCCACCAGAATCGGCCGGTGTCATCGACCAGTCCGGCGATGATGCCCGCGGTGTCCCGGCCGCCACCGGAGGGGTCGACTCCGACCCCGACCCGCACCGGTGTGCCAGGTGTGCCGGTGCGATCCTCGATCGACTTCTCATCCAGTAGCGCACCGGCCGCACTGATCGGTACACCCAAACCCAGTGCGGCCCAGTCGCGCACGGTCATGCTGGTGCGGGCCCGGTCCCAATGGGCCAGCTGCGCGCCGATGTCGTCGGCCGGGATCCGTGGATGCTGCAGTGGCGCACCGGGTTCACGGCCGAGCGGGTCGGGGTAGATGCCGCGCACCGGATCCGGGGGCAGGGCGATCGCGGGCAGATGCAGCACCCGCCACTCGCCGCCTTCCTCTACGCGGCCTTCGCGTTTGAGCAGGCGCCCGGCGAGGTCGTCGATATGCCAGCGGTGCATGACGATTACCTCCCGGCATTCGGGTGCACGCCGGGACACGAACGCGGAGCTGTACCAATCCCACACCGCTGCGCGGATGACGGGGCTGTCAGCGGCTGCACGGTCGGCGTACGGATCATCGATGATGCCCAGATCCATCGGGTTGCCGACCAGGCCGGAGCGCACACCGCGGGCGCGCAACCCGCCTCCGGTGGTCAGAGTCCAGTCCGCGCGGGTCGCTTCGTCGGCGCGCAGGCGCAGCCCGTAGTGCCGGCCGTAGTTGAGGACCAGGTCACGGCAGGCAGCGGCATGGCCGGCTGCCAAGCGTGAGGCGTACCCGGCGAGGATGATGCGGTCTCGGGTGCGTTCGGTCAGCCACCAGAACGGGAACCATCGGCTGACCTTGGTGGACTTGCCGACCTGGCTGGGGGTGAAGATCATCAGCTTGCCATTGGGGGTGTCGCGCAGCCTGGTCAGCTCGCTGTCCATGGCGTCGAGGTAGTCGCGCCGCATGGTGAGGTGCGGTTCGTGCTTCTCGGCCAGATCACCGGGGGTGCTGCTTGTTTCCAGTGGCATACCGATGCGGGCACACGCTTCGCGCAGGCGGTCACGCAAATGCTCTTTGTCGCGGGCGGGTAGCTCGCGCCAACTGCCATCCTCGAAAACGCTCGTCACCCCACCCATTCTCGCCCGTCAGAACAGCCGTTCCGACGATGGCGGGGGTTCACGTTTCGGGCGGTTCTTGATCTCTTCCTGCACGGCCGCGCCGCGCTGGTCCAGCTCGCTACCCATCTGGTCCTCGACGTGGCATGCCTGACGCTCGAGATCTTCCGTATCGCGGCCGGCCTCGATCGCCGCATCCATCTGCCGCAGGATCCATGCGAGTTCGGCCCGTAGGTCGGCTAGCCGGTCTCTCGCCATGGGTCGAACCTATCGCGGGCAGACCGATGGCGGTCATGGATGCTGCGCCCATGTGCGGTTACCGCAGGCGCGGCACTGCTCCTGCCCGGCGACCCACGGTGTATCGCATTCCTCGCAGACGAATGTGCCGCTGCGGGTGGGGGTGAACTGGTGGCAGATGCACCGGTCGAGCTGGCCGCTGGTCCACGGCGCCGCGCAGCCCTCCGGGTCGTGCACGCCGCGATGGTGCCCGCACTCGCACACCTCGAGATCTTCGATCACCGGTGAATTGAACTCGACACAGTTGCCGCACGATTCCCATCCGTCGGGGCCGTAGTCGCAGCCGCCGCGCCCTCGGTGGTGCCAGTCGCGGCGGTGTCCGCAGGTGCGGCAGCGTGCCGAGTCGTGGACCTCCCAGCCGGGCCCGCCGGACTCATCGCCGGGTCGGTCTTCCTTCATCGTTCCCTCGGCCCCTCGGGGTGATCGGGTCAGTCCTGCGCAATCCGTGCGTGGCTTCCCACCACTCGATCATGTCCGATCGGCTCGCGTAGTCCAGGTCCAAACCTGTGCCCTTGTTCCGCAGGAACACCCGCCATGCCTCGGCTCTGTCGGTCCGTTTCGGTGGCGCGCCCTGTCCGTTGGACTCATCTCCGAGCGGGTCGTCTTTCATCGTCGGTCACCGATGCGGGATTCCCTCATGGTCATGGCTGTGCCTCTCCTGTTGTCTCGCAGGCGATCTCATCGGCCAGCGCTGACAGCGCAGCGGCGGCAGCCGACAGTTCGCGGAGTTTGTCCGCCGGAAGTGCGCGCAGGCTGGTGCGGGCGTGGTCGAGGTCGCCGCGCCACATCCACCCCATCGCTGCCTGAACGGTCAGGGTGTGCCCGGCTATCGCGGCCGCATCGGTGAACTGCTGCAGGATGGCATCCATACGGCTGCGGGTCGAGTCTTCAGGATGTTCGGCGGTCAACGGCATCTCCCGGAGTCGATGAGGCTGGGCCGCTCGGACGCCAGCTCTGTTGGTAGTCGGGGTGGGTGTTCCAGTACGCGGCGATATCGCGGTACATGCGAGCGTGGATCAGCGGGTGGTCCTCGAGTTCGCTTTCCGTCCAGCCGTAATGCCGCACCATCACATCCTTCTCGAATTGCCCGCCCGCCTCCGCATGTCGCAACATTGCGCGGATCATGATGCATCTGCGTTGCACGGTGAGGGCATCGCGCTCGATGCGCAGATTGGTCACCAGCAACACACCGCCGGCGTCTGGGATCACGGCCGGTCGAGCTGCAGCCGATGCGCCGGTCTCGTCTTCGGTGAGGCGGGCGTGGATGAATTGCACGATGTCGTCGCTCATGGTTCGGCCCTGACCGATTGCCAGCCTTCGCAGAGAACGTCGCCGCACTCGCACGGCCTGACGATCCGGCCGTGCGCGCGTAGCGCGGCGACCGTGATGCCACTTCGCGCGGCGTAGGCGCGCTCGAATTCATCGGCAGACGGTTCGCCGTTACCTCGGTGCCCATCGGGTGCGGGCAGCGCTATGTCACTCATGGGTTCGCTTCTCCTGTTGTGTCACAAGCGATCTCATCGACCAGCACGGAAATCGCAGCGACAGCGGCCGAGAATCTTTTCCATGCTTCGGAGTCCACGGGGCGGGGTCGTCCGACGATATCGATCTGCAGTGCGCTGTCGGTGTCGATCCAGCCGACTCGGTCGCCTGGCGCGAGCGGGAACTGCTGGTGCATGTACGGCCGCCGGACCGCAGGGAAGTACCCGGACAGGTGACGCCACTCGGCTTGGTAGCGGCGGCGCGGACCCTCGCTCGACGGGGTGAGCGTGAGGGGCGGGCCGAAGTCCCATCGACTCTCCGGGTCTGGTGCTGGGTCGCCCGGCAGCCAACCCACATGCGTAAGGCTGGTGTAGGCGCTATCACCCCACGGCAGGGCGAGCCGTCGCGCGGATTCACCAGCGGGCAGCTGCGGGCGCGGTGGCCGATAGAAGTGGGGTCGCTCGGGGGTGGTGAACACCGGACCGCCGAGGAACGGGCTAGCCCACGTCGGCCATGCGCGAACCAGCTCGGACAGGTGCAGCAGTCGGCCCTCGTGCATCTGTCCGGCCCACCGGGTACCAGCGCGGTCGAGGAAGACGGTGGTTCCGTCGGGTGGTTGCACGTTGCCAGGCAGGGTGATCGATCCGCCGCGGTTGGTGAACCGAGCGGCGACCGGTCGCACGAAGTCGGCGAGCAGTCGCCAGCGGGAATTCCAGAGACGGATACGCCCATGCACTGCCGCCCATGCGGCGTTGTCCAGCTGCTCGGTTTGTGTGAGTGTCAGCGCAGGCAGGACAGCGACACGGCCGAGCGGCGGGCACCGGACCGGTAGCGGGGCCGGCGCCAGGGGGTCATCGTGCACTGTCCACGCGGGGAAGATCGAGGCCAGGTGCCGCAGCAGCAGGGCCCTGACGACTGGTCCGGTCGGGCCCATCAGTTGGTATGCGTCGCTCATATGTGCCGGCCTGCCTGTTGCTCGGCGTAGTAGTCAGCAACGGCGCGTTCACGTTCGGCGGGCACCCAATCGGCGGTGGCTTGTGGCGGTGAGGGTTCGACCAGGCGGACCGCGATCCGGCCGCCGCCGGGCTGGGTGGCAGACAGGGCAGGCATGGACTGATCCACGGTGATGATGCCGCGGCCGCGCGCGGCGAGGGCTACAACCTGGATGCGCAGATAGACGCTGTCCCATTGCACCCATTGGGTTTTGGGATCGTTCTCTTGCAGCAGGGCGCGGGTTGTGTCGGCGTCGGTGGTGATGGTGCCGGCCAGGTAGTCGCGGCTGCCCGTGCGGCGGGTAGCGAGGTCGGCTGTGGTGGTGTCGGGCAGCTGGCATACGAGGGTCAGTTCGTACGGCCACGGGCCGGCGCTGTAGATGGCGTTCATGGTGTCCCTGCGGTGGATGCGGTGGCGGTGGCTGGTGTGGTGTGGTCCGGGCGCGGCGGGCAACGCTGCACGCCGCGCCCGGTGTCACTGTTCGTGGTGCGCAGCGTGCCCTCCCGGTTTGAAAGGGGGCGGGATTGCGCAGGTGCTCCTTGGGGTGCTTGCCGGTTCGCGTTCCGGTTTGACGCACCACGAACCATTCAGATGGTCGAGGGTTAGAACAGGCTCAGCAGGGCGATCGCCACCTTGGCGGCGTAGTGCAGGATGACCGGCCAGGGCAGGGCGGACAGATCAGCGGACATGGTGGTTCTCCTCGGGTTGGGGTTGAGGGTTCGGGGCGGCGGCCGGGGTGGCGCGCAGCTTGGTCATCAGTTCTTCGATCTCGGCATCGATCTCGCTGCGACTGGTCACGGTCGCGTCGATCTGGATGCGGTCGAGGCCGTGCAGTTTCGAGTAGCGATCGACCATGCGCAGGCAGATATCAGCGGCCTTCGGGTCACCGCCGCGAGCCTTCTTGAACCACGGGCCCCACAGCCGATCGAGGCGAGCGAGGATGATCGGGCGCGCCTGGTCGGCAAGTTCGGTGGTGCGCTCGGCGGACTCGGCGAGCGCACCCTGCACGGCACGGTGTGCGCTGCCGCGGTCGCAGTAGTCCAGGGCGTCCGCGATCTGCTGATAGGTCTTGCCTGCCAGGAACATTTCGAGGGCGTATTCGCGGCGGGTGGCGGCAGAGGCCAGGCGGCGCGCGCCTTGCTTGCCCGCTTTGACCATGACCTCAACCCCTTTCCATAGGTGACAGTGTGACTGTTTCCAAGTATCTCAGGTGCTAGGGCCACACGATTTTCGATAGCGCGAGCTTGTGCCGTTCCAGTACCCGGTACGGGACCGGCAGGCCGAGGTGCTGGGCGCCGATGGATGCGTGGCACAGGGCATCGGCTTGATCGTCACCACGGATATCGAGCGCCGGCCACAGCTTCGTGATCGCCATGGCCACATCAGCTTTGCCTGCGTTGCCTTTGTCGGTGGCCCACTTGGCGCGGGTGGTGGGCGGGCACACCGCCACCGGGATACCGAGCGAGGTGAGCGCGTCGAACAGTTTCCCCCAGTACCAGGACCGGTCATGTTGCCCGGCGCCCTGCGCCCCGAACGCGGGCCCCTCCAACACAGCCAGCGCGGTGTCGCGTGGGATCAGGTGCATGGTGTCGTTGCGCAGTTGGACCAGGCGCGCGGCGCGCATGTCCCATGTGTCCGAGCGTTTGCCGCGTGAGGCGATGGTGTGCAGGCGCACGGGGTCGAGGGCCCACGGGTCGCCGGTCGGTGTGGTGCCGATGACGGCGAGGCCGGTGCCGGTGAGGCTGGGGTCGATACCCACGACGATGGTCATTTGTTGGCTTCCTGTGCGTGGGCCCGATCGGCCGCTTTGATGCGGGCGGAATGGGCGGGCATCCCGACCACGGGCACCCGTTCCCCCGTGCTGGTGCGTCGGGTGCAGGTGTGGCCGGTGGGGGCGTGGCAGGCCGGGCAGGGCACGACCTGTGCGCACTCACGCTCCAGTAACCAGGCGAGGTCAGCCATCGATCGCCGCCGTGGTGAGGGCGTAGAGCATCAGGGCGATACCGATGGTGAGGGCCTGCACGAGTGCGACCTGCCGCAGCATCGGCGAGGGCAGGCGCCGGCCTGCCACGTCGAGGGCGGCGGCGATCACTGCCCATGCGAGCAGTGCGCCGATGATGGGATTCACAGCATCCCGTTCGCGATGGCGTGTTCGATATCGCGGTCGGTGTCGGGGTCCGGGTCGCTGCCGGGCCGCACCGGCATATCGGGGCCGCACTCGCATTCGTCGGCGGGTGCGCCTTGCCCGATCGAGCAGGCACAGCAGATGCCCAGTGGCCCAACCTCGCCCGGTGCCATCAGACACCGATCGCATTCGCCTTCCCCTTCGCTCCACTCTTCGGCGTCCGGGTCGGCGTACTCGTCGGCCTGGTCCTCGTTGGGGATGGCGGCAGCCGGTTGCGTGCGGGTGCCGTGTTCGGTGATGTCGTCCACGAGGATCGGCAACTCGATGGCCCAGATCCGTTCCATCCATCGCACACGTGGGCCCGCAGCGTCGAGCCGCCACGGCATCGTTTCGTTGTCGAGTTCGATGTGGATGCCGTCGAGGTCGATGCGTTCGGCCAGCACTGTGCAGGTGATGGTGCCGACCGGGTAGTCGTCGGTGGGGTGCACGACGGTCAGCCCGTCGGCGAGGATCAGCCACGGCAGCACGCGCCCGTTGATGCTGATCGTGCCGGTGCTCCAGTCGATGAGTGCGTGGTAGGTGGGGTCGGGTGCGGGCATGAGAGTTCCTTGGGGTGCGAGGTGGTGAATGGCGGGCCAGTCGACGGACGCGAAGGCTTTGCGGAGTGCAGCACCGAAGCCACTCAATGCGGCGGCGAGAGCGGCGAGAGCGGCGGCGAGCGAGGCCATGGGCGAGGCAGTGTTCGCGGTGCTGGCCTGGCGTTTGGCGGCCCGGTGTTTCATGGCCGGGTAGTTGGCCGGGGTGCGCGCGAGTTGACCGCGGCTCACGGGGTGATGCCGTGCTGCTGGTCGGTGAGATATGCGCGGCGCCGGATGCGCTGCAGTAGATCCTCGAGCGGGGGTTCGTCGGGCAGCACGGTGGTCGCGTTGTCGAACAGGGTTTCGTATTCGGCGAGCAGCTCGCGGGCGGCGGTCGCGTCCGGGTCGGCAGCAATCCGGCGGCCGAAGTCGTGGAACCGTTCGGGGTTCTCGACACGGATGGGCAGGTGCCCGGTGGTGTAGAGGGTGTGGCCTTGCCACAGCAGGCGCATCAGGTGGCGGGCGTGTTTCTCGCGCCGGGTTTCGAGGCTGCCCGCGAACCGTCCGCGTTCGATCAACCGGCTGAATTGGCTTGTGGCATAACCGAAGTAAGAGTTTCTGACTCGGCGTGCGGACAGGAAACACTCGCGCAATCCGATCAGGTCGAGACCTTCGTCGGTGGCGTGCGTCCATTCCTCGAGCCAGAGGATTTCCGACGCGGTCGGATTGCACGAGAGCATCAGCGCCATGGCCTTGCCGATCTCATGACAGCAGCTGTCGACGCCGACAGTGCGGCTGATGATCGTGCCGCGTTCGCGTTGGGGTGGGTGCAGGCCGAGCAGGTCCGCGGTGGGTTGTACGTAGATGCCGGTGTAGTCGAGATCGCTGCTGTCGGTGGCCAATCCGTAGGCGGTGGATCCGACCACACCTTCAAGCAGGAGACGGTTCACGTTGTGGGGCATCATCATTCGTCCTCGCCTGTGTCGTCGCAGTCAGGGCAGTAGAAGCCTTCGCCGGGGAATTCCTTGTAACAGCAGATGCAGCGGCCTTCGCGCACAGCGGCCAGCACTGCCGGCATTTCCTCATCCGGGATCAGCTCGAGGCTCATCGGTCGCTCGCTTCCGGCCGACCGGCCCGGTACGGCTCGGGGCTATCGTCGAAACAGGTGAGCACTCGGCAATCGGCACCCGGCAGGGCATTCGCCATGTCGAGCATGTCCGCCTCTGCGCCGTCGCGCGTTGCCCACAATTGCTCTTGCGCCCACCACTGCGCGAGTGCATCGCGATGCGCGGCCAGGTAGCCAACTGGCTTGGCCTGCTGCTCCAGCGCGGCGGCGCGGAGGATTTCTCGGTCGGTCTCCAGTTCGGCGATGGTGGCGCAGGCAATTCCGTTGGGCTGCATGAGGCATGGGCACGGCTGGCCCCACTTGTCACCTACGCCGCACGGGCCGCCGGGGTCGGTGCCGTGCGGGTCGATGCCGTGTGCGCATTCCGGGCATGTGATCGTGCGAGCGCCACGACGGTAGGTCAGGACATCGAACGCATCAGGCATCGGCCGGCCCTTCGGTATCAGCGGCGGGGCCGGGAGTGATCGTGGCGCCGGTCGCGGCGACGGCAGCGCGGACCATCGCGCCGAGCAGGGTCGCGTGCTCGCTGTCGCCAGCGGTGAAAGTTTCGTTGTGCTCGCCGGGTATAGGCAGCTGGTACCCGCCGGGCATTTGATCCGGCCACAGATCCGCCAGAAGCTGTTTCTGCATGGCGGTGCCGAGGGCGCGATCCTCCTCGGCGATTTTCACTACTGCCGTGCGCAGCTGGTCGAGGATGTTGCGCAACCCTCTTCCTGGGATGTGAGCGCGGGCAGCTTCCTCGACCATGTCGATCGCGGCGAGTTGCTCGGCGGGCGTCACAGTCCCGTCGATCTGGTGCAGGTGTCGCATCGTTCGGTGTTCCTTCCAAGAGAGATCGGGTTTGTCCACAGGCGCGGTGCCGGTAGTGAGTTGCGTTGGGAGTCCGCGCGCTGGAACTGGGTTGGTGGGTGGTTGGTAAATATGGTGGGGGCTCAGCAGTGAGCCCTGACCCCCTCGGAAATGAGCCCTGACCCCCCTCGAAATGAGCCCTGATGGTGCCCTAACTTCCGGGCCCGGAGCGGGAGTTGTGCACAGGTGGGGATAGCTGTTATCCACAGCCAGGGCTCACCGGTGAGCTGTGAGGAAACGTCATGTCATGGCTCGCCGGTGAGCCGTGAGCCCCACGGTCAGGGCTCACGGGCGAGCCCTGTCCTTGTGGCCTTCGTCCGGTGCGAGCAGCCCCGGCGTTTCGGTCACGTTCGCCGGTACCGTCAGCCGGTACTCGTCGGCCAATCCCTGGTAGCGGTTGGCGCGGCTGACCAGCTCGATCAGTCCCAGCTCGCGCAGCGTGCTCAATTGCCGTTTGACTGTGGGGCTGCTCAGGCACATCACGGCCATCAGTTCCTTGGTGCCGGGGAACACGCGGCTGCCGTCTTCGTCGGCGTAGGTCGCGAGCATCAGCGCCATAAATTTGTCCTTCGGCGTGAGCGGCAGCCGTTTGATCCAGCGTTCCCAGTCGAATCGCCCGACCGGTACCAGCTCCATTGCCACCACCTCTCCACATCACTGGTCCCCCAGTTCGAACAGCGGATGCATCTGCTCCTCGATCGCCGCGCGCCGGGTGGCCTCTCGGGTCTGGGCATGGTGCGGGGCGTCGTAGTGCAGGTGACAGCCGTTGCAGAACCCGCGCAGGTTCTCCGGGTCGCAGTTCTCTGGCACGTGGTCGAGGTGCGCGGTGGTCAGTACCACCGGCGATCCGGTTCCGAATGCGCGCTGTCCGTGCACGTTCCGGCACCGGCCATCGCCTGCGAGGTGCACGACCGGGCGCCCGCATTCCCCTCGGCATTCACACCGGCCTTGCGCGCGCCCGAACCGGATCCAGTCCGAGATCTGCCGCCAGTTCGGCGGGTAGCGCGGGCGGTTCTCCGGGCGGATCGGCATCAGCCCCACCACCACGCGCCGACGGTGGCGAGCAGGTACATGGACGTGCTGAACGCGGCCATGACGAACACCAGACACAGCACCCCGCGCGCGGTTTCACGCATACTCACCGCCGGCGGGGTCGGCCTGCAGGTCCGGCAGTGGCCGCCCGAGCAGCGCGTAGTAGTCGGCCAGCGCTCGCACATAAGCCGCGGTCGCCATGACCGCCCACGTCAAGCACGGCGGGCCCGCCGCAGCAGCATCACGCGGATGCCGTGCGGCGGTCACCTTCGAATCACCTGCGACAGTGGAACTGTTACCGGCATTCATCGGTCAGGCGTCAGCGTTGGCGTGGTCGGAGAAGGCCACCACGTTATCGTCAGCGGCGGGCCCCTCGGGTTCGGGAGCGTCGGCGTAGTCGCCGTACTCGCCGTCCTCCCCGTCCCCATCGAAAGCCAGCTGCGGATCCTCCGGGCGTTCGATCGTCTCGCCCAACGTCGCGTTCAGCACCCGCCATTTCGTCTGGTGCCGCACACCATCATTGATGGCGTCGTATCCCTCGGCGACGCATTCGACCTGCACAGTCATCTGCCGCATCTCCCCGACCTCGCCCCGGTGTTCGAACTGATCGGTAGGGCTTCCGGAAAACCGGTACTTCGTGAACCCGTCGGCGGTGCCGCCGGAAACCCCGTTGTGGTTGATCACCTTAGCCATAGTGGAATGCCCTTCCTCGGTGGTGAAAGTTGTTGGTGTGGACTGCTATTGGATCGGCGGCGGCAGCTGACCGATCGCCTCCAGCAGCAGCACGCGCACGAGCAGCGGATCGGCATCGATCAAGACGCGTATGTCTTCAAACTGATTGGTTGAAGCACGCAGTGCGGCAAGGGTTTTGGGTGTGCTCTCGATTCGCTCCCGGTGACCGCAATCGGCGTCCTGGGGCTCGATGGCGCTCTGCTCACTGTGCTCGATGAGCATCGAGTTGGGTGTGCGCCACGCGCCATTCATGTACACCTGCACGGTCGCGATGTCGGGCAGGTGCGCCGCAGCCGCGAGCGTCTCACGCAGGTCGGCCAGGACCATATCCGTCCCCGCCACCGCAGTGTGAAATTCCGCGTGCACTCGGCGCGTTGTGGTGGTGTGGCCGGTCGAGGTGATGCGGATGCTGATGCCGTCATTCATTGGCTGTCTCCATTCTCGGTGGTGCGTGGCGCGCCGGTCGGCGGCCAACGTTCAGGTGCGGTTTCGTCCGGCAGCTCGGCGTGCGTGCCCGGCCCGCCGGTTCCGCCGCTTGCCTCGACCCTGGCGGGGCGGGCCGCTGTGAACGGCGTCCGGGCCCGGCGCGGGGTCGGCGTCCGGTTCACCCGATGGCGGGCTGTCGGGTGCGGTGTCGACGGCGGCAGTGTCGAGAATGTCGGCAGCCTCACGCTCGGCCAGCCGGTCGGCGTAGAGATCGGTGCCGCCGCGTTCGTCGGCCGCTAGCACAGCGGCCAGCACAGCCGACTTCGGTAGCAGCTTGGTCAGCTGCCGCACCACGGTCTTACGTTCCATCCAGTGCTGTGGGTCCTCGAACCCGTCGGACGGGCCGACCTTTCCCCCGCGCAGTTCCTCCACTTCCTCCGGTGACAACACCTCGAAAGGGCCCGGCCCGCTCGGCAGCTGAGAGATCGCGTAATACTCGACGATCGCGCCCCGATCACCGCGCGCCGGCCGGTGCCGCAGGAACGCATTGGTGCCGAACTCGTGCTCGAATTCGTCACGCTCACAGACGAACTGCGCGCTGATCGAGGTGACGAGACCGGACTGATAGGCGCGCTTGATGTATCCCTGATAGCCCACAACCAAGCGGCATTCCCAGCCCTGTCCGGTGTTGTGCTCGGGCAGCAGCCAGCACTCGTCGGCCACCCCCGGCTCGAGGCCGAGCGCGGCCGCGGTGAGTACCGCCCCCGCGAGTGAGCGCTGCGTGCACCATGCCAGCCGCGGATCGCGGCGCAGTGCCGTCAGCGCGATACGCGTCATCCGGGCCGCGTCCATCTGCGAGGGCAAGGCGCGCGCGATCTGCTCCTGCAGGCTGGCGATGTAGTTCGCCATCTTCTGCACGTCGTCGGCGGCCGGTGCCCCGTCCGGCGGCGCGGGGGCGTGGCGGTCGGCCACGGCTTTGCGGGTACGGGCGGCGAGGTTCTGCCCCACTGGTCATCCTTCCGTGTCGGAGATATAGGGAACGGCCCTGAACACCTGCGATTGGAACTTGCGCCACAGCTCGGGCCGTTCCTTGCGCAGCGCGTGCGAGTCCAGGACATCGATCTTCTTGCGGTACAGCGCCGCGATATCTGGGTGCGCGGTCTCGAATTGCTTGGGCGCCCAACCGCCGCCGGTGATCTTGGCGATGGTCTTACCGGCGACCGTGGCCCGGTTCGCCCCGCCCATGATCAGCCGCAGCGCCGACTCGGCCCGCAACCTCGCACCCTTGCCCGCCGCTTCCTGCGCGTGCGCGGCCTGCCACTGCTCGGCCAGGCCCAGCGCACGCAGCAGCTCGGCGCTGTCGTCGAGGTCATCGAGTGCGATGGTCCGATCATCGAGACCGAAGCGCCGCATCAGCGCGGCCTTGGTGGCTTCGGATGGATCCGCAGGCGGCGGGGTATCGGTGAGCACATGCTCATGCCACAGCCGCGATTCCTCCGCGATGATGTCCGCGATCAGATCCTCATCGCGCTCGACCCGAGCGATCTTCAATCGGTTGCCACCGACCAGGCCGGCCACCCACGCATGCGGCGCACCGGTCACCGCCATGTTGTGCTGGCATTGCAGCTCGGCATGATCGGGCACCTGACCATCCCAATCCGCTGCCATCCACTGACCGGTGTTCTTACACTCGATGATCCCGCCGTCGCTGGCGTACCCGTCGAGATTGGTTTGCTGCCAAGGGTTTTCGAGTGAGCGCAGCATGCCCGGCAGGGTGAACGTCAGCCCGAGCCGGTGCATTGCTTCGGCGCGGATGACCGGTTCGAGCAGGTTGCCCCAGAGCATCGCTTCGGACTCGTCGATTTCCGGTGCGCGACAGGTCTTGTCCTCCCACACCGTGTACGGGCTGCCGTACTTCCCGGCCATCCCCATGACCGCCGAACAGTCCGACCCGCCCACACCCTGACGACGCACCCGCAACCACTCCGCGCGCACAGCATCACGAGGCAGCACCTCGGCGCAGTGATCGAGATACGTTGCCATCACGACGCTTTCGCGATCTCGATACCGAGGATCGTTTCAGCGGTGCTGCGCTTCACATACTTCTTGTCCGCTACCAGAATGTTCCGCACATGCTCGGGCCCGATGCCCAGCTGCCGCGCCGTCGCCCGGTATTCGCCGGTCTCCTCGAACACCTCGCGCACACGCGGCTGCACCTGGCCCACGGGCACGAGATCGTTGCGGCACATGTAGCAGCGCAACAACTTCCCGCGTTTGCTGACGGTGCGACCGGACTCCGATTCGAACTGTGTGCCACACCCGCACGTCATCATGACCGCGCCCGCCACCACCGCCGGGGCCGGCGCGGGCTGGTCCGCCTCGATCTTGCGGCCGGTCTTGGGCGGATCGATACCCAGCCATGCATGCATCGCACGCCGCTCCGCATCGGTCGGGAGATGGAATCCGCCGTGGATCCCGCGACGCTCACCCTGGCGCACCGCGTCGAACGCGCACGCCCGGCACACCGGGCAGCTCACGCAAATCCGTTTGGCTTCCAACGCATCCTCCGAGTTCACGGCCGCGTTCCACAGTTCGGGGTTCTTGTGCTGCCCGCACGCCGCAGACTGGTGCCAGCCATGGGGGATATCGAATGTCGTGGTCATCGCAGGTCCCAATCGCTCGGCCCGTCCGGATCCTCGAGGGTGCGCGCCTGCGCGGTGGGCCGGTAGTCGTAGGCCGCTTCGACGCTGCGCTGTTCCTCGGCTTCCCAGCGCGCATCGCACAGCGCCGCGCGTCGCCCGCTCAGCACGTCAGGCCGATCAGCAAACCGAAGAACGTCCCGAAGAACACCCCGACGATCAGCAGCACCACCTGATCGACCAGGGTCGGCGAGTCGTCGAACTCCTCACGCGGCGGCAGGTGAGCGGGCGGCAACGGCGGGCACGGGCGCGGCATCGGCAGCGGGCGGGTCGGCCAGTCCGTGGGCGCGTGGTAGTCGGTGCGGTGCTTCACAGCAGGAACCCCCGCACCGATTGCACTGCGCCGATGGCGGACTCGATGGACCGCACCGCGAGGGCGGGATCAGAATCTGCCGCCGCGATCGCGGCACGCATCAGCGACTCGGCAGATCGGAGAATCGTGGTGATCTCCCCGGCGTTCTCGATCATGCACTGACCGCCTCGGTGTGAGAGAGGATCGGAGTGCACTTCCACTCGACGTGCTCCACCTCGCGCTCGACGGCCACGGTCGGCGCGGCGGCGAGGTACTCCGGATCCGGCACCTGCTCGGTCACGGTCTCGACATGGATCACGACCCGCTCGCAGACCTCGGCGCGCTCATCGGTCAGCGTGAGCGGCAGGCCGCGCAGCGGTATCACCGCCTCGAAATATCCATCGCCTCGATCGGTGTAGACCTTGGTGACCGGTCCGACCGCGATGGTTTTGAACCGGCGGATGGCTTCGGCCATGATCGCCGGTCGGTCGCGGATGATCGCCCCCTTCTCGGCGTCGTACTCATAGCCCGCTGCATGTGCGGGCCAGATGGGGAGCTTGAAGATGCCGTGGAGCACGGCCGCCAGATATCCGTCGGTGTCGTGCTCGATCAGGTTGGCCAGCGCGCGCAGGTCGGAGGCGACATCGGCGGGGGCCGGGCTGCCGGAGATCGGTTTGATATTCATGGATACACTCCTACTGTTTCATTGGTTAGGTCCCGGCGGGGGTGGCGGTACCCCCGCCGGGTTGCGGGACTTGGTTAGTAGCTGGTGACCCGGACCGCGATCCGATGCAGGTGCGTTACTGCATCCGGTCGCGGCACCGGACCGGGGCCGAGATCGACACTCGCAACCACCCCATGAAATGCTTTGCGGCGCAAAGCATCTGCTGCGCAGGCCGATTGCACAGGACAACGCTGCGCGCAACGCTCACGCAGCGCGGCGGTGAGTTCGTCGCGCTCCTCCCCTACCGGCTCGGTCGGAAAGAATGCCGTCATAGGCGTGCCCTTACAGGCGACGTACGGCAGGAACATGCGCTCGCCGATCATGGGCGCATCACCCGCCGCATCACCGAATCGAGTTCGGTCACCGTGGCCGGCGGTGTGCTCAGATCCTGCACCTCGGGGCGCACCTGGTCGCGGGCATGGGACCAGCCCAGCACGACCGCCTGCGCGGCGGCGGTGTCGCCCATCGGGATCACTCCGAGCCGCTCGGGTACCGGCTGCCCGCCGACCCCGACACGGGTCGCGGCGAACACATCCCCGGCCCCGTCCCACAGCACCGTGACCAGCGCGCCACTCTCGGGCCCGGCCAGGATGTACGCGGTACTTGCCGCGTTCTCCCCTGCCGCCATCCACCCGGCCTGACGGTAGGCGGTGTCGATCATGCTGCGCGCCGTCGACTCGGCCGCTGCCATGGCGGTCACAGCCCCGGCCCCCAGTTCCAGATATCGAGGGTCAGCATCGGGGCGACGAAGCGCCACGGATTGATCACCAGTTCAAGGGTTTTCAGCATGTCCGGTCTCCTGTCAGTAGCCGCGCCAGTGTGGCGGCGGCGGTATCGGGCAATGGCGGATAGGTGATTCCGTCCGCCACATCCAGGGCGCGCCGGGCTTCGACCCGGTCGTGCAGACTCATGCGATGGCGCTCCTGTTCCAGCGCGGTCGCGCTGATCATCGGGCCGTGCCATCGACGGGGCGGCGGCCGAGCCGAGCCAGTGCCGCACCGATCTCGGTGCGCGCGGTGACCGCTTGCCGATCGGTCTCGGCGGCGATCTCTTCGCGGACGATCTCGCGGATCCGGTCCTCGGTCAGCTCGGACATTTGCGATCTTCCTTCTGTAGGTGGTGCTGCCCTCGGAGAGCAGGCGCTGAGGGATTCCGCCTGGTGGCCCTCACCGAGGGCAGCGATCCCGGTGCAGCGTCGGCATGCCGCACAGGGAAGCTCGGGGTTATGCGCTCTGGCGGTGCAGGTTCCGGCGGGCCCGCTCGGTGAGCCCGGTCCGCGAGGGCGACTCGGCGGGTATGTCGGGCACAGCGGCGATCGCCGTGCGGCTGCGGGTGGACTGGCCCATGTACTCGACCAGTGCCGCGATGTCGGACTCGGTCATGTACCAGTGGCGGCCCGCCTTGCGGCCGGGGATCAGGCCCGCATTGAGCTTGTGTTTGATCCAGCGCGTCGAACAGGCGTGGGTTTGCGCGACCACGTAGTCGAGGTCGTAGGTCTTGGTTTCCATGGTCGTCACGGTGTTGTCCTTTCCGGTCGCCCTGGCGCATGAGCGCCGCTACACAGGCGTTGATTGACTCTCGGCACATGAGCCATGTGCCACCTCGGATACAAGCTCAACCTCGTGGGCTTCGAAAAGATCATCCCAAGGGACATCGAGGCGAGCGGCGATAGCGACAGCCAGGTCTTCACTGATCTGCCGAAGCTTGCCGGTCTCGATGAGGTGGATGGTGCTCTGGGTACGGCGCACGAGGAAAGCCAATTCGCGCTGGCTGAACCGGCGCTGCATGCGCCACCGGCGAACCTGACGACCGTCTTTGACCTGCAT